TCTCCCGAAAGCAGTCCCTAAGAAGGCGCATGTATTGGAGCGTCGATGGGATCTCCCAATGCAGCCAACGACGGTGGTAAGCCCGTGCGTAATGCAGAACCGGAGAAAAGACATGCTACAGATTCTGGTCGATCTTGGCGCTTGTGAAGAGGCGCGGATCTGGGCCAAGGACTACGCCGATCTTCAATCGGCGTGGGACAAGTGCGAACGTGGCGATTGGATGCTCTGGCTTCTGCAGAGATCCAAGGACCCGGACCGCAAGAAGATCGTTCGCACGACCTGTGACATTGCCAGGACCGTGTTGCATCTGATTCCTGCCAATGAGGACAGGCCACGTCTGGCGATCGAAGCAGCCGAAGGCTGGTGCGAAGGAAAGGTCTCGATCGAGACTGCCTACGCTGCTGCCCGCGCTGCTGCCGACGCTGCCTATGCTGCCCGCGCTGCTGCCTATGCTGCTGCCGACGCTGCCGACGCTGCCGACGCTGCTGCTGCTGCCGACGCTGCTGCCGACGCTGCTGCCTACGCTGCTGCCGACGCTGCCGACGCTGCTGCCGACGCTGCCGACGCTGCTGCTGCTGCCGACGCTGCTGCCGCTGCTGCCTATGCTGCTGCCGACGCTGCCGACGCTGCCGACGCTGCTGCCGCTGCTGCCTATGCTGCTGCTGCTGCTGCTGCTGCCGCTGCTGCTTCTGGTTTGAAACAAGCACACATTGTGCGCAAGCACTTCCCCCTAGCACCGAGGTTCTGATGCCCAAGTTCAACTGTCGTTGGACCGAAGAGACCATCGAAACTCGTGTGGCCATGATCGAGGCCGAAAGCCTGGAGCATGCCAGACAGATCCTTCTACCTTCGATGTCTACTACGCGACCGATGGCACACTGGTTGTGCACGTCGAGACGCACGACGTTCCCGAGAACGAGAAGGGTCCTTTGATCCGTCTCTATCTCAACGACAGCGAACCTCTGTTCGAAAACCCCCCCTTCGAGGCTTCGGAAGATGACCCACGAAATCGCAGGGCGTGAGAAAGGCTCGCCCAAGCAACGCTGGCATGCGCAGAAGCGGGCCTTCCTCGGCAAGGTAGCCAAGCTGCTCGGTCTCACGACTGGCCAGCGGACGATCTCGAGCAACCTCGGCGGCCCGGCTGTCGGGGGTGAGGTGAGCCTGCACACCGACACGATCTACTTGTGGCTGAAGTGCCCCATCACGGGTTATGGCAGCGCAGATCCGACTGCTCACCTCTACGAAGGCGTGGGCATCGCTCGCCGCTGCAAGGGGCGCAAGGACTACACTGGCGAATGCAATGTCAGCATCTTCGCGACCAACGCTGCGACACCCGAAAGGCTCGCCGCGTGGTTGCGTGCGGCCTTCCCGACGGAGGTCTACCAGGCTCGCCAACCGGCGACTGAACAACATCTGCCAAGGGCTGCGGGGCCATCCCGCTAAGGCCCGAGGTTCGACCGAATGCCCTCGTTGAAAAACGAGGGGTTAGATATCGGGCAGTGAGCAAATCGGTTGTTGCCCGTAGTCCTTGGCAGACCTTCTTCGGCTAGGCAGAGAAAAAGAGCACCCTACGAGAACTCAGGTTGCCTCTGAGGAAGATCGGGTGCTAGTGGCTGCTCTGCCTAGCCGGTTTCTTTGACACACCGCCGAGAGTTGTCCCGCGACGGACATAAAAGCTCGACTCTCCTTCTTCCCCTTTTCCCGAAGAGCTTTTCTCTCGGCACTTTCTTCTCAAGCCGTCCTTTTTGGTGCTAGTGGGTGTTAGCTGTTGGAACCTCACAAAAGAGCAGCTGGCCAACACAGCACGGCACCTTCTCCTGGCCCGCATCGCAGAACAGAGCGCCCGCGTTCGGTCGCTCGGACGGTCAGCTCTCCTGCGGTGCGGGCCTTTTCTTTCCCAAGAGGACTCCATGACCATCAGAGCATTCATCAGCGCCAACCGCGCAGCGTTGGACGCTTGCATTCGCGGAGCCTGCCCCAACCTCGGGAAGCTCAACGACGAGGATCGCCACGAGTGGATCCTCAACGACGAAGGACTCTACAACTGGGCACGCTCCTGTGGCGTGCAGATCTGATACCATGAATCACTACCGTCTGAAGTTCACCGGCCGCCAAAGGGGCGCGATTGGGATCTTCCATCCGTGCCAGGTCGATGTTTGGGCAGAAGACGAAGAAGCTGCCTGGATCAAGGCCTACGACACGCACGAACACATCGCCGGCCGCAAGGCAGAGATCCTGCCCCAAGGCCCGCAAGACGACTACGACCCGACCAACCCCAACTATCGGAGGTATCAGGGTGACTGAGAAAGAAAAGAAGCTCATCGAGTTTGCCCGATGGCGATGCGGCCCTGTTCTGATCTGCGGTTGGGGCAGCTCGCGATGGGTCTGGAAGTGGGGTTGGTGGAGCAAAGAAGGCGTCTACCAAGGGAGAAAGAAGCCATGATCCACTGTCGAAAACGCTCGTGCCAGAACGGCGCGCATTGCGTGCCGACGAACTGTGAGAAGTTCGAACCTGCCCTCAAGCTGATCGAGAAGGAGCGCACGCTCTCCGTGGCTCGGTGGGCAGACTACGTCACTGACTGGAAGGTCAGAGTCGACAGCTCAAACAGGTGGTATCGAGTGCGTTGCATCGACAACATCTGCTACTTCCACTATAATGGAGAGATCTACGAAAGCAGACTCTTCTTCGTGGGTAGTCCAGCAACCTTCCAAAGGAGAACATGAAGCACATCCGACAGGGTTCGAGAAGCGATCTCGTCAAAGACTTCGCCCTGGGCAAAGCATACATGCAATGTGCCCTCACAGAAGGGCAACTAGAGTCGACCGAAAGCAAAGCCGAAGAGACTCTGAGTGCTTTCGGCAGGTTGATTCAAGTCCTTGCCGACAACGGAACGCTGGATCTCAAAGACATCAACTACGTGGTGTTGGGTTACAAAAACGCCGACACCACAATGGAGGAAAGGTGACCGTCTTCTACAAAGGTCCGTCCATGTTGGACGGCAAGCCGATCGTCGCCATCGCGACCGACCGGACGAAGAACCGCAAGACCGGCGACATGATCCAGACCTGGATCCTGCGCGCCGATCAGGACCCGCTCGCAGCGGTGTTCAGCGGAGCCGACTCCTCGATCTGCGGGGACTGCAGGCATCGCGGGAAGAACACCAAGGCAGAGCCCAGGACGTGCTACGTGACCGTTGCCCAGGCCCCTCTCGGGATCTGGCGCAAGTGGAAGAGTGGCGGGTATCCCAAGGGACCGCTGCCGACGCACAAGCCCGTCAGGATGGGCGCCTACGGCGACCCGGTGGCGGTGCCTTGGCAGGCCTGGACGGGCCTGCACTCGGCGAACCTGTGGACCGGCTACACACACCAGTGGCGGCAGCTGATCGCCTCGCCGTTCCGCAACGTGCTGATGGCCTCGTGCGACAGCGAGCAGGAAGAGAAGCTCGCCCAGCTGATGGGCTGGCGGACCTTCCGCGTCATGAAACCAGGCACAACAGGCACCGCCCTCGAGTGCCCATCGAACAAAGGAGCTCAGTGCGCGCACTGCGGACTCTGCTCCGGGTTGAACCGACCAGACGCACCGTCCGTCTGGATCGAAGCACACGGGACGGCAAAGGCATTCGTGTGAAGAAGACCAAGAAGACCAAGAAGACCGAGGGTCCGACCTGGACCACAGCCACGGGCGAAGTCCTGTTGCTGAAGAACATGCGCGACGATCACCTGCGCAACGCGCACAGGATGTTGCGTCGGCAGCCGTGGATCGTCCCGCACTTCAAGAGCCTGCAGACGCTCGAGACCGAGATCGCGCGCCGCAACATGCAGCCTTTGCCTGTCTTCATCGATTCGATCGACGAGGCAGCCCACATCGTCCGTCGGGCAGCGAAGGCCGCCAGGGCCGCGGAAGAGATCGATCCTCCCGGACCGGGGGACTTCTGATGAGCTGCATCGTCAAAGGCAAAGATCGTTTCGCTGTCTACTTCCGCCATGGTGCCGACAACTGGCGATTGGTCGTCAGAGAGACCCACAAGGAAGCTGTCTTCGAATATGAAGACGAGGACGGCATGGGACAGGTGGCCTGGAACGACGAAACAGGCGAAATGGAACCGTCCGAACAAGCCGAAGTTCTCGTCTTGGCTCTGAAAGCCATCGTAGCAGAACTGCCATGAACCAAGCCAAAGCACTCGTCCGCACACTCAAGAGCCTGCAGAGCGATTTGCGCGAAGCCCAACCCGGCAGCTTGCGCGCCGACTACTGCAAGCAGCGCATCTCGAAATGCCTGATCTCGCTGGTGGTCGAAGTCGAAAAGGACCAGGACTACTGGATTGTGCTGACGATCGAATCGTTCTTCGTCGGACCGTTCGAGACAGAGGAGGAAGCAAACTCCTGCCAAAACAAGCGAGGAGGGACTGTCTACAAACTGGAGAAACCGTAATGGAAACACGAGACGAAAAGCTGCTTCGTATGCTCTCGCCAGAGCAAAAGGCCTTGGCCGACGAGCTGATGGAAAAGGGATACCGACGAGTATCTCGCAAGTTCGGGCACGTCGCTCGAGTCGATCGACGCGACTGGCTGTTCGTAGATCAGATGCTCAGTTTGCGTAGCCACCTCAGCGGCATGGCAGAGCATTATTGTCGTGTGTTTTCCAAGGACAAAGTCGTCCTAGGAGAAAACAGCTTGACTGCTCTAGCTGTCCCCACACACGGCTTCGGAGAAATCAGCGGAGACCCTATCGTAGAGGAGACCTGGAAGGTGATCGAGGCCGCCCTGCACGCTTGGATTCAGCAAGGAAAAGAAACATGACCACACTCACCCTACCCAAGATCGCCACCGCGAAGTCGGTGGACGAGAAGACCTACAAGGAGCTGTCGGGCTCGCTCGAGCCTGGCCAGCACTTGATCGACTGCAGCGTGCGCCTGCGTGGCGTGCTGAAGAAGGGAACGCCCTTCAAGACGCCCGTGCCGGCCGCTGCCAATCCCTGGCGCCTGTTGGCGCTGGCGTTGAGCAAGCTGAACGTCGTCTCGATCGAGAGTCTCGTGCGCGAGGCCCTCGAGGCCAGCGACGAAACCGCAGATGCGGTGAAGAAAGAGGCGCAAGAGGCCATCGAACGCATCGTCGCCGCGACCGAGCGCGAATCCTCGGGCAGGATCACGGGGAACGTGATCTGGGAGTTGCTTGCATGAATGCAGTCGACCTGTTCGCGGGTGCTGGTGGCTGGTCACACGGCTGGCGTATGGCAACCGAGACGGAGCCGATCGTCGCAGTGAACCACTGCGCACACGCCATCCAGCTGCACAAGCTGAATCACCCCAGCACCGAGCACTTCCCGACGGACATCTGGTCCCTCGAGCCGAAGTCGGTGATCCGTGGCAGAAAGATCGAATGGTTGCACGGCTCGCCAGACTGCACCCACTTTTCCAGGGCCAAGGGCGGCAAGCCGAAGAGCCAGAAGATCAGAGCGCTCGCGTGGGTGGTCTATCGCTGGGTGAAGGAAGCCCGCCCGAGCATCTTGTCCCTCGAGAACGTCGCAGAGTTCCTCGACTGGGGCCCGCTCGACAGCGAGGGGCAGCCGAACAAGGAGAAGAAGGGCGCGTCGTTCCGCGCCTTCGTCGCGAGCCTGCAGAACCTCGGCTACAAGGTCGACTGGCGCGTTCTGTGCGCTGCAGACTACGGCACCCCGACGGTGCGAAAGCGTCTCTTCTTGCTCGCGCGCTGCGACGGGCAACCGATCGAGTGGCCCGAGCCGACACACGGCGAGGGGCGGGAGCATCCGTGGCGCACAGCCGCGGAGTGCATCGACTGGAGCATCCCATGCAAGTCGATCTTCGGTAGGAAGAAGGAGCTGGCGCCGGCAACACAGCGGCGCATCGCGGCAGGCATCGTGCGCTACGTGCTGAATGGCACGCCCTACATCACGCAGATGCCCAGCTCGGGTAACCAGCAGCCAGAGAAGGTGGCTGCCTTCCTGCAGCAGAACTTCACCGGCATGATCGGAAAGCCGATGACGGTGCCAGTGCCGACGATCACTTCCATCGACCACCATAGTCTGGTGGCCGCTTCGCTGGTGCAGTCGGGCTACGGCGAGCGTCTCGGACAGGCGCCACGAGCTCTCGACATCGAGAGGCCCTTGGGCACTGTAGTGTCCGGAGGCAGCAAGCATGCACTCGTAGCGGCCTTCCTGACCACCTACTATGGAGAAGGCGGCGGCACAGCGAATCCGGTCGACAGGCCGATGCCAGCTGTGGTGACAAAGGGCAGGCACGGGCTCGTGACCTACTCGATCGGCGACATCGGTCTTCGCATGCTCGAGCCGCGTGAACTGGCAAGAGCGCAAGGATTTCCTGACAGCTACAAACTGGAGGGAACGAAGACGCAGCAGATCGCACGCATCGGAAACAGCGTGTGTCCCCAAGTAGTCGAAGCCCTCGTGAGGGCTAACACCCAACAGGAGATGGCGGTAGCATGAAGTCTTCAGTGGAGCATGCATTGCGCATAGAAGAGATTCTAGGCGTCACTCTCAGTGTGTCGAGGTTGAACAAGATCGCCAAGGCAATCTACAGGGCGCAATCGGAAGCCCATCGGAAGGGAGCTGTCGAAGCCTTATCGGACAAGCCCGAAGGCTTCGTTCTCTCGGAGAAACAATTGGATCTTCTTTGGTTCCGATCCGCACGCAGCTGCGGAAACTTCGGAGCCACAGGCAAACGAATCAGGGAGTTAACAAACAAATGAAGCAAGCAACGAAGGACGCTGCGTTGGCCGCTCGGCCGGGCAGCAAGCTGATCTACATCAAGCCCCAGTGGGGCGTGGTCTGGCAGGACGGTAAGGTCTGGAAGGGCCAGTTGATCAGCAAGGTCGACTACGACAACCCGACTGGCATCTGGTGGGGTCCAGAAGACCAAGCCAAGACCAGGAAGGGCCTGATCGCGGGCCTGAAGGAGACGCAATGACCCTGACCAAGAAGGAAGAAAAAGTCCTGCGCGCAGCTGCGAAGGCTTCGAAAGTCCAGAGGTTGATGCCTTCGACTCGAGAGGCGATGATCGATCTCGCTTGGGGCAAGCCCAGCGAGTTCGAACGCAAGCTAGTTCGTCGAGCGACTCTCTACATCAAGGAGCTGCAGAAATGCCTAGCACTCTTGGACAACTGATCTTCGACGCCTTCGGCGGCAAGCCCGAGTCGACGACGATGCACCTGATCGAGCGGGTCTACCACGTCCTGCTGCCCGACCATGGAGTGAGCTTCGACGTGGTGGTGCCCAAGGGGCTGATCAAGAACGGCAAGCTGCACAAGGTGCCAGGCGACTTCGCGGTCGGCTTCGCGCTGGTGAACTTCGAGCAGCAGAACTCCGACCGCAAGATCTGGCTTGGCCAGAGGTTTCGGAAGCACCTCGAGGAAGCGCGCGAGCTGGCGAAGGGTTGGTGGCGTGCCCAAGTCGTGCTCGGGGAGGAGTGGGAGAAGCACCATGCGAAAAAGAGGTAGCTTTTCTTGGAGGTATTGGCTAGTGTTCTGGCTTCTCTTCATCGGCGTGTGCGGTTTGTGAGGTCCCCAAAAATGACAGATTTCGCAGAGCGTTTGAAAGAGTTTCGTTCGATGCTCCCTGACGGAGAGACGAGAACGATCTCAGATCCTCTAGGGCAGAACGTCCCTCTTCCTTGGAAGGTTGACGATCTTCGCCAGGCTTTCGACCTCGCGCTGGAAGCCCTTCACCGCCCCTCGGCGAAGCTGCGTCGGGCGGCGCAGATGCTCTGCGTCGAGTGGAACGATGCGCCCACCGGGACGAACGCCGTCCACTTCCTCGACAAGCACACGGCGATCCTCGCCTCCGCGCTCGCCGAGCCCGACGCGCCGCGTGACGAGGCGGGGCTGCTGCGGAAGCTGCGGGAGTGGCTAGTGAAGCGCGGAGATCGCTCCAATCCTGACAACTGGGCGCTCCTCGGAGAGACGGCTCGCGGCATGGAGACAGGGCGACTGCTCCTGTGGAGTCACACCGTTGAGGAAGTCGACCGCCTCCTCGCCTCGGCGCCCGAGCCCGTCGCGTCGCCCGAGAAGCCGCCCGCCACCGAACCGCCGATCGCGGGTGAGCCTCGCCGCTACAAACTGCGCATCGACCGACTCGACTTTACCGTTGCTCACGGCGTCAAGGTCACGGTCGACGACGCGATCAAGATGGCTGGCAAGAACCCGGAGACGCACACGCTCTACGAACGCGGGCGTCGCGGCGAGCCGGACGACATCCTCGATCTTGGATGGGGTGAGTTGAACATCTACGACGAGCAGGCGACCTACTACACCGCGCCGAAGATCATCAGCGGGAGCAGCACCGAACCGCCGATCGCGGGTGCGTCCGACGCGCTACGGGATGCTGCGCAACGCCTCGTTGACGGTTGCAATAGCGATGGGTGGTTCACTCGTGCGACGCGCGAATGGACGAGGATCATCGCAGACCTCCGCGCCGCCCTCGCGCTCAAGGCGCCGCCGGCTGGCGAGGTCACGCCGGTTCCGCAAGGTGGGTTCGACGACATTGCCGCGGCGGTCAAGGCGGCGCGCGAGTGCTGGTCGATGGACCTGACCGACGACGCGCGGCGACGCGCTCGCGGGCACTGGATGCCGGAACTGCTCGCTGCCATCGCCGCCGCCGAGTCGGAGCGCGACGCGGCGCGGAAGGAAGTCGTCCGCCTCGGCAAAGCGTGGGACGAGGATCGCGGCGACCTTTGCGACATCGGCATCGCGCTCGGCGTTGTGGTTCCTGAGCGCATGCGCGAGGTGAAGCCGGCCGTCGACAAGCTTCGCGCCGAACTCGCCGCCTCGCGGAAGCCGGCGCCGGTCGATGCGAAGCGAGTCGCCAAGATCGCGGCAATGGAGAAGGCGATGTTGTCCACGGTCTACAGCGGCGACTCCGAGCTTCGTCTCGTCACCAGGAACGAGATCCGCAAGGCCGTCGAGATGATGATGTCGGCTCCAGGCACCGCCCCCGAGCAGGCGAGGCGCGAGTTGCGGGAGCGAGTCGAAGCCGAGCCGGTGGCGACCGGATGGAATGACAAGCAGCACGTCGATGAACGCAAGCGAGTGCTCGCCCTCATCGACGCCATGCCGGTCGAGCCGCGCGCCGAGGCGGTGGCGGTTGACCCCGAGGTGATGGCGTGGGCGGAAGCTGACGCCTACGACTTCGATCTGAGCACCGAGATCGAGTCCCACGAACGATGCCAGCGAGCGAAGGCGGCGAAGTTCATCCTCTCGCTCCCCGCAGGCGCCCCGCCCTCCCCACCGCCCGAGAAGGCCGATGGGCGGCTGGAGGCGGCGATGGAGAAGCTGCGCAGCGTGGGCTTCGCGAAAAGCACTGGGGTAGTTGGCAACCTCGGGCTCGCCTTCACCCACGTCGATGAGGACCAATGCCTGCTCCGCGACGCCGTGCTGGCGCTGCACGACCGCATCGCGGCGAAGGAGGGAAAGTAGCCATGGGCAAGGCAACGATCACGCACCTCGGATGCGTCGGTCACTTCATCTGTGCGAGCGACTGCCAATTCCGTCGGCACACGCAGGTCGATGGTCCTGGCGGTCACTTCCGCGTCTCGACGGTGGGCGACTTCTACTACAAGCACGAGAAGAACGGCAAGAGGCAGACGCTCGGAGCCGGCGCCGACTCATTCTTTGAAACGATGGTGTTCGAGACTACCTCGAAGCCTGCGGACGGAGACAGGAACGAAGGCTGCGGATGCCATGAGGTCGTGGAGTTCTGCGAGATCGACAGCGAGCGATACGCGACGGCTGGCGCCGCGCAGGCAGGCCACGAGAAGTTTGTCGCGATGTTTGCGAAGCGCGTCGCGGCGAAGCCGGCGGGAGGGGCGTAGCCATGGCGAAGTATCCGAAGGGCGCTGCTAAGGTGCGATGCGGCGACTGGTGGGAGCGAAGATCGCAGGGCAAGCGTTACGTCAACTCGCGCGGGCAGTGTTCGCGGTGGACGTGGCACCCGTCAGGCTGCTGCTCGGCGCACCGCTATCCGTGGCGCGAGAACCGCAACAGCAACGCGAAGAAGGAGCCAACGCCATGACCAAGACCAAGAAGCCGAAGCGCGTGCGGATGCGGGCGGTAATACGATTCGCGCTCGTACATCTGGACTGGGGGTTCGACGGGCAGATCCCTTTCGATCGAACGATCAACGACGCGCTGCGCAGCCGTGAGCATCTTCTTGCGAACCCGCGATGGAGACTCGTCAAGGCGACGTTCCGCGAGGTCCAAGCCAAGCCGGCGCGCGGCAATCGGAGGAAGGCGAAGTGAGCGACGTTCCCGCCACCGTCATCGACAAGTCAGCGTGGGTCGACCTCAAGGAACTGGACGACCACGGCGAGAACCTGAGCCAGTGGGAGATCGACTTCGTGGAGAGCCTGCACGGATGGTTGCGCGCGGGCAGGATGCTCTCCGACAAGCAACGCGCGACCTTGGATCGCATTCGAGACGACAAGCTATGACCGAAGTAACATCCGACGCGCCGAGCGCAAATCCCATCATGCGTTTCTTCGCCTTCGCCCACCTTCCTGACCATCTCAAGCTGGTCAGTGGAGAGGTATTCCGCTTGGCGTGCTCGATGGACGCCTTGCTTCCCAACGGCGCTGAGAAGTCGGCCGGGCTCCGCAAGCTGCTGGAGGCGAAGGACTGCTTCGTGCGAGCCGCGTTGTGAACCGCCTCGACGAACTCGACGCGCTCCACGCGGCTGCGACGCCGGGAGAGTGGTCGTGCGATGGCCATGGCGGGATCCAGATGGACGGCACGCGCGACGGCTACGACATCTTCCACGGACCGATTTGCGTGGCGCGCACACCGATCGGTGCGGGCAACGGTCGCAAGCAGAAGCGCGACGACTTCGCGGCCATCGTCGCACTCCGCAACTCGTGGCCCGAGATCGCGCGGGCGCTGCGTGCCGCTGCGGCGCTTCGCACGAAGTGCAGAATGGACTGCAACAGCGGGTTCGGCATTCGCGAGGGGTGGGTTCAGGTTCGTCAAGCCCACTACGACGCGATGATCGACGCAATGATCGAGTGCGGAAAGGCGCTGGCGCCACTGACCAAGGAGAACGGATGAAAAAAGAGCCTGTATATTTCCTTGCTAGCGACGGGCTTCCAGCAAGAAGAGACGCTGATCCTAAATGCAAGAAGTGCAATGGATACGGGATCCTTGACGATGGAGACTCTTTCGGCCCTGCGCTTGTTCCATGCGAATGTTGCTCGAAGGAAAAGCCATGACCGTCTATGTTGACCAAGCTAGGCTACGTTTCGGTCGCATGCGAATGTCGCACATGCTGGCCGACACAGAAGAAGAACTGCATGCGATGGCCGAGAAGATCGGGCTGAAACGTGGTTGGTTCCAAGACAAGGCCTCAACACCTCACTACGACGTATGTCAAGCAACTCGAGAAAAAGCGATAGCCATGGGGGCTGTTGTAGCGGACAGGCGAAAAACAGTCGATCTGATCAGGAAGAAACGATCATCGGTATCGACTTCGCAAAAGGAAAAGACGAGACTGTAGTTCTCCGAAAAACCTCAGAAGGTTTCGTTGTTCTCGATGAATACTGCAATATGACTCGCAAGCAGTTCCAGGCGCTCAGAGCCCGCATGGGCCTGCTTCCGTTGCACCTGGACCGCCACAGGAAGCACAAGGGCAAGCGCACGAGACCTCGGCTACGGCACTGCAGGTAGTGGCTTCCATTCCTCTCACCCCTCGCTACGGTTGCCCCTCCCATGCTGCTAGCCTACGGGTCACGCTTCGCGTTGAAGTCCGTCACGCCTCTGCAGACCATCGAATGGAAACAGGCCTTCACTGACCAGTTCGACACCGACGCGCACGCTTGGCCCTACCTGCTACATGCTCCTGACGGGTCGATCGCGGTCCCGCAGATCCGGGTGCCGGTCAAGGAACCGGAGCGGGTGTTCTGCTACTTCGTCTTCCTCGACTACGACGGTCTGGACGCCTTCGACCACCTGCACAAGATCCCGCAGGACCACTTCCTCTGGCGCCCGTGCGCGATCTACAAGACGAAGGCCGGGATGCGCCTCGTCTACCGGCTCGAGGAGCCCGTCACAGCTGCCGAATACGGGCCGCTCGTCCGAGGCATGGCCCTCGAGCTGTGGCATCGAACCTCCCTGCGTGTCGACCCGAGCACCGACCAGTGGACCCGGTGCTTCCGGCTCCCCAAAGTCACCCGCAGCGACGGCAAGGCCGACGGGCCGACGTGGTTGCAAGACTATTTCGTAGAGCCTGGGATCGGTGACGACACCCTGGACCCAGACGAGCTCCCGCGTCGAAAAGACAAGCTGCCCTGGGCAGCGACATTCAGCGCCCCGGTCGACACGGGCGACAAACCAGACCTCGACGAAGAACTGCACCCCGGTCGGCAGAAGCTCTACAAATCGCTGCTAAGGATCAGTCGTTTCCGATCCTACATCTTCGAAGACGCGCAGATTCTACCTGGACGAAGGGATCCTACTCTTTTAGCGATGGCAGGGGAGATCGTCAGCAAAGCGTTCAAGGGGGTTCCTGAATCCAGCGCAGTAGAGATCTTCCTTCTTCTCCTGCCTATCGTGATGCAGATGGAGAAGGATGCAGGGGAAGAATGGCACGACAAGCTGTGGCGGATGGTGACCTACAGCTGGTCGCAGGAAGCAGGGAAAGAGGCAGAGAGGAAGAAGCAGCACGAGGAAGACTGCACAGCCAGAGACTTCGTCGTCGAGAAGATGCTCACGTTGCTGCCGGCAGAAGAGGTGCCGAACGACACGATCCCCCGCAGCGCGTTCGCTTCACGCCACTTCTGCTTGCAGACCGGTCGCGGTGCTTTCGTCGTGCAGAAGGATGGCACCTATTCGACCCAGGCACTGCAGACCAGCCAACTGCCGGCGCACTTCAACGAAGGCCTGCAGTTCCTGGTCGAGGGAGGCTTCCGCAAGTCCGATGGCGAGCCGATGAAAGGCCAACGCATCCTCGACGCCTACTCAACTAACGTCGACACAGTCGAGTATGTGGCGGCCACGAAGCAGGAGACACGGCTGATAGGGATCGGGGAGAAGAGGGTGCTGCAGGTGACTCCTTTCTGCCTGCGTCCCGACCTCGTCGAACAGGCCGAACTGGATGCCGACATCGATGGGTGGCTCGAGACCTTCGATCGACCGATCTTGCTGAAGCGTTGGCTCGCCGCCAGCCTGGCTCTGCATCTCGGCGGCGTCGCGAGCCTCTACCTGCACGGCCCAGCTCGAGTCGGCAAGAGCATGCTCGCGCAAGGGGTAGCCGAGTGCTTTCACGCGCAACCTGTTCCTGGCGCTCAGGCCTTCAGTGAATACAACGGCGGGCTGTTCGACTCGCCAGTAGTGATGATCGACGAAGGGCTGCCGAATAGAACGAACGGGGTAGATACAGCGGATATGTTCCGTTCGATGGTGACGGGCGGACCTGTGTCGGTGATGAAGAAGTATGGAAACGCGCTGGTCAGCAAGATCCCCTATCGGTTGGTGTTCACCGCGAACAGCTTCGACATGGTGCGGCAGTTGATAGGTCGAAGAACGATGGGGCCACAAGACCGTGACGCTTTCCGCGAGCGCATCCTCGTGATGGACACGGGCAGCAAGCCCGCCGAATATCTGGACAGCCGCGGCGCCATGGAGTTCACGCGCCACCACAAGAAGGGCAGCTGGATCGGCGGAGAGTGTCGACTAGCGAGACACCTGATCAGGCTCTACCAGATGGCGTTCGAAGAGAGCGCTTTCTGCCGAGCAGGACGACTGCTCGTCGAAGGCGAAGCACATCCATCCTTCACCCTATCCTTCGACCTCTCGGGCGCGGGCAGGGACGTAGTCGACGATCTGACGGGAGACATCAAGAAGAGGAATGATAATACAGCTGTTGGGCTCGATCTGATGAAAGCGTTGGAGATCACAGACGGGAGAGTGTGGGTGAAGAAACGCCCCTATTGCAAGTTCTCCTGCAGTAGGTCTGGCAACCGGAACACGGACGGATACACCGTTGCTTTGGAAAGGTTCCTTTCCCCTACCATCCGATCTTCGCCCAACGACATGACCACACAGACGCTGGTAGATATGCAGAAGCTGATTTTCTGCGCGCAGGCAGAAGGGTTGGACTACAAGTCTCTGGAGATCCTGCAGAAGAAAGCAGCGGGGGTCGCATGAAGGTCTCGATCTCGGAACTCGAGCACATCATCGACGAGGATACGAAGTGCTATCGCCGTTGGTATTTCCTGAAGAAGCTGAAGCTCCCGGTCTTCAAGAAGGCCTACTTCGGGATCGGCAGCGTGCTGCACGGATGCTGCGAACGCTATCTACTCGGTGCTGACGACCCGTTCGCCGTAGGCTGGGACATCGATCCCGACAGCAAGAAGAGGATCGCTCCGGGGGATGCTTCTCTCGTGCGCTTGCTCGTCGAGAAGGGCATCGAAGCCGGCTACCTCGAGCGTCGGCCAGGGCAGCGAGTAGAGCAGTGGTTCACGATCGAAGTCGACGGACACCAGTTCGTCGGCAAGAAGGATGTGGAGTCCCCGGCGCGCATCGAAGACCACAAGACCAGCAAGAACACGCGCTACCTGAAGAGCAAGGAGAAGCTCAAGAAGAACGCGCAGCTGCTGTCCTACGCCTACGAACAGCTGGTCCAGACCAGGAAGCGCGGTGAGATGGATCCGCGCATCTTCACGCTGGTCCACAACCAGTTCGTCACCGATCGAGAGGCCCCCGAAGTGCGCCGTCGCGAGGTCGAAGTCACTCCGGAAGAGATTGATCACTTCTGGAACACGGTCATTCGTCCTGGGATCAAGAAGATCGAAGAACTTTCGCAAGTCGAAGATCCGTGGACGATTCCAGACCCCGACAAGAAGGCTTGCGAATCCTACGGGGGATGCCCGTTCCTTACTTTGTGTTCTGGATCCGAGGAGATCTTGACCTACTCGGCCAGAATCACTAACATGCTGAAGCAACAACCCATGGCAAACGTTCAAGACTTTTTGAAGGCCCGCGCTGGCGGGGTCCCCCCAGCTTCGGCCGCTCCGGCGGTCAACCCCCCCTCGAACGGCACGCCAGCTCCCGCAGCTGCTCCCGCCCCGAACAAGCCAGCCGCACCGCCTTGGGCAGTGTCGAACTGCGGGCTCTGCTCGACCACGGCGACGCCTGGCTTCAAGCCCGGCAAGGGCACACCGTGCCGGATCTGCGTGTCGATCAGCAAGGTCTCGCTGCTCGACTACGAGTGGAAGATCGAAGCCGACGGCAAGGTGACGTGGTGGAAGAAGGGAGAGCAGGTCGCCGAGACGCCTCCCCCGCCCCCGGTCGAGGACAAGGGCTCGAAGGCCGCCTACACGGTCGACGCGCTCTACGCCAAGCTGAAGGAAGCGAAGACGATCGAAAGGGTCGTCGAGATCATCAAGGAAGCCGAAGGCGTGCTCGGCGTCGGCAGCACGGACTTCGCGACGTTCTCCGCGACCGCAGACGCGAGGATGGAGACGATCGAGGTGGAGCCGGAACCTTCGCCGAAGCCGACCACCGCTGCCGAGGTCACCCAAATGATCGACGCGCAGATGCCGAAGATCCTGGCCAATCAACCACCGCTGACGGCAGCGTCGACTGTAGCGCCCGTAGCGCCCGTAGCGCCCGCACCCGAGGTGCCGCCCAAGAGGAAGCGTGGTCGTCCGAGGGCTGCGGCGCTTCCTGTGGCTGCCCGCGACGGACAGCAGGACGAGAACGGCGACGACGTGCTCTCGGTCGTCGGCTTCGTGCTGCTCCTGGGCTGCCAGCCGATTGGCGGCACGAGCTTCCCCGAGATGAAGGTGCTGTTCGCCGAAGCCCTGCTGACCAACATCCCAGGCTACTGGGCGAACGACAACGTCTTCGAACGCCGGCAGCAGCTTCGCAAGGCCTTCACCGAAGACAGCAAGATGGTCGAAGGTCTGGACGGGCACGTCATCGTCCAGCAAGGCCGCGACCCGGACGTGGACAACCTCATGAGCACGCTGCTGTGCTGCAAGCCGGCTCTCGTGCTGCGGGGGACGGTGTGATCACCGACCGTATGCGGGTCCGTGCTTACATGAAGCTGCACGGGTTCGAAACCCTAGATGACTTCTCTCCTGAAGTGACTCTGCTTTCCTGCCCTCTTTCGGACGAGATCTCGGGTATGGAGTGCCAAGAGATGTGGGAGAACATCTGTGCCTTCGATCCTGAAGCAGAGAACATGACGGTGGAAGAATGAACAACCACCTGATGCTGGATCTCGAGACGTTCGGAACGTCTCGGGATGCTGCGATCGTCTCGATCGGAGCTGTCTGGTTTGATCCCTTCGGAGAAGGTGTTGGACAGCAGCTCGACGCAAAGATCGACTTCGCGAGCAGAAACATTGGCAGGCCAGACGTAGCCACCGTCGTGTGGTGGTTGCAGCAAAACCAGGAAGTTCAAACAGCCTTGCTCAGTGGATTCCGTGTCCACCTAGACAAAGCCTTACACAGCTTCTGCGAGCGCGTCGAGCTTGAAGGCCAAGTCGAAGGTTTTTGGTCGAACGGTCCGATGTTCGACGAGGCCCTCCTCCGCAGCGCGTTCGAGCGGTGTGAGATCGCCTGGCCAAAGCTGATTAGCTTCCGTGCTTCGCGCGACTTCCGCACGATCGTCCAAGTCGGCCAGATGTTCGGCATCCAGAGAACGCCAAGCGATCAGATCAAGCACGATGCTCTTGCTGACGCGATCGATCAGGCCAGCTATGTGCAGAAGGTGTTCAGGAGGCTTCATGCCCTCCGCTGAACTCATCTACGACGGCGACGAACTCGCTCGTCCCGCAGCGGCCCGCGACGACCAGATGCAAGGCACCGTTGCCGAGCGTCTGGCCGAGCTGGCTGGTCGCGAGTGCTACGACTCACTCGGCAAGGGTCGCGGCAGCGCCGACTACCACAAGCACATCCTCGAGGTCGGACATCTGTCCGTTCTCGAGCACTTCAATTTCACGGTCGAGCTTCCTCTGTCAGGAGAGAACGTCTCTTCTTTCCTGAACCGCCCAGGCACCTTTGTCAGCATCGAGAATGGGATCTTTCATGTGACGTTGAACTTGCGTTGCGTGCTGGACTGGGGCAAGTGGAACAACCAAGGCTTCAACGCCGTGTTCCTGGCCTTGGCCTACTACGCCCGCGAGCTGGCGCCGCAGATCTTCCCTGTGCTTCAAGCCACGGATGGGACGATCCTGACCAGGAAGCCGTTGAACACCGCTCTGGTCAAGCCAGACCATACGGAAGCTGAGTGGGTCAGTCTTCGATTGGTCGGCTCACGAGGCTTCTCGCATGAGATGGTGAGGCACCGTTTCCGCACCGCGGTGTCGCAACGCAGCACACGCTACGTGGACGAGTCGACCAGCCCGTGGTGCTTGCATCCTTTAGTGCTGGAGTTCATTAAGCAGGAGAACCCTTCGATGGGTATCTCTGACACGGCTTATCTGTGTATGAAAGGAGCCAAAGAGGCCTACGACCAGAGTGTCGTTCTTCTCGAACCATGGTTGATCGAGAAGGGCGTCGACAAGGCCACAGCACGCAAGCAGGCCCGTGGAGCTGCTCGAGGATTCCTCGGCAACGCTCTGCAGACCTCGATGATCTATTCGGCCAGCATTGCGCAGTGGCGACGGATCCTCGCGCTTCGTTGCCATCCAGCAGCCGACGCGGAGATCCGCATGATCATGGCCGACGCTCTCCGCTGCCTGAAGGCCTCGCGCTACTCCGGCCGCTTCGAAGACCTGAACTTGGTGCCCAGTCCCGATGGGATCGGAGAGGTGCTTGCACCCTGATCTGGCAAAGCTGCTGGCTCGCGGCAAGGAGCCTGAACCCGTCCCGGTTGGCAAGACCGCGATGGATTTCATCGTCAATAGGAAGCTCGAAGCAGCTCCAGAGCAGGAGTCAGAGATCACGCGCATCTGCAGTATCCCAATTGCAGTGCCTCTCGATGCCGAAGAGATCGAAGCCATCAATCGGATACACATCAAGCCGAAGGCCTACGAGGCAGGCTTCCGATTCAAGAAGGTCCAGGCCGAAGCGATTCATGCCTTCCAAGAACATGGTGCGCTGTTCGGATCGATCGAAGTCGGTGGCGGCAAAGAGCTGATCTGCCTGCGCAGCGTCGGCATCGCGGCCGAGAACGGCGCGCAACGCATCATGCTCTGCACACCGTCCAACGTCGTGATCCAGCTCGTCGAGCACGACATCGCCTGGGCTCGGCAGCGCGTGCCTCTCGGCTGCACGTTCTACAACATGAACGGTCTCTCGCCGCAGAAGCGACGCGAGATGTCCGGAGGCCGGCGAGGCTGTTGGGTCGTGCCCTACTCGCTGCTCTCAACAGAAGACTCGAGCGAGATGCTCGAGAGGATCCGTCCCGAGGTCATCATCCTCAACGAAGCGCACAACCTGAAGCATCGCGACGCTGCGCGCACGAAGAGAATCCTGACCTACTGCCGGCACTATCGCCCCCGGCTCGTTGTGGTGTCAGGCACCGCGAGCAGCAAGTCGATCAAGGAGATCGCACATCTGCTGATGTTCTGCCTCGGCAAGAACTCGCCCACGCCGCACGATGCGCAGATCGTTGCCGACTGGGCATCCGTGATCGACAGCGAGCAGTTGGCCGAAGGGTATCACTCCGAACGCACCGCCTCGGGCCCGCTGCGGCCCCTGATCAACTGGGCCAACCAGAACTTCCCCGGAGTGAAGCGTCCCTACGACGTGCAAGGCTTCCGCTGGGCGTTCCGCGATCGACTCGTCACGACCCCAGGCGTGATCACTTCGCCGGCAGACTCTCTCGGCACGAGCCTCGTGATCGAGAACGAGAAGGTCGTGTCGAAGACGCCGAAGCTCGCAGAACTGCAGAAGCAGCTCGACGACCTCTGGTTGACGCCAGGAGGCGACGAGATCGAGTTCGCCATGCTGAAGTGGAAGTGGGCGAACGAGCTGTCTGCCGGCTTCTACAACGACCTGCGCTGGCCCGAGGCTTCGAAAGTCGACGCGGCCGTGCTGCAACGCAGCAAGGACCACCACGCGCTGCAGCAGATCTACCACAAAGAGCTGCGCAGCTGGTTCAACAGCCGGCCGCACAAGCCAGGTCTCGACACGCCGATGCTGATCGGCGCTGACATGGCCCGGCATGGCGCCGAAAACGTCGGCCATTCCCTGTTCACGACGTGGCGCGCGATGAAGGATGCGGACTTCCCAGACCGCATCGAACGCGACTCCGTGCCGGTGCGGGTCTGCGACTACAAGCTGCGCGCCGCGATCGGCTGGATGAAGCGCCACGTCACGAACGGGGGCATCGTCTGGGTCCATCACCAGGAAATCGGCCAATGGCTCTACGAGCTCGCCAGCGCCGAAGGGCTGCCCGTGGTCCACTGCCCGGCAGGCGACACCGCGAACCGCTTCCTGACCGCAGAAGGCGCTGCTGGGCGTTGCCAGGGCAAGTTCCTGATCTGCTCGACGATGGCGCATGGTGAGGGCAAGAACCTGCAGTTCATGGTCGATCAGTTGTTCGTGCAGTTGCCGATGAACGAAGCTAAGGCGCAGCAGGCGATCGGCAGAACGCACCGAACAGGACAGTTGGCGGACACGGTGACGGTCACGCTGCTGATCTCCAATCTCACGGACCAGATGCATCTCGCTGCGTGCCTGAACGATAGCATCTTCGTCTACGAAACTTTCCAGTCGGCCAGGAAGATGCTAATCGCTACCTGGAATCCGATGCCTACGGTTTACGGAACCCACGTCTTGCATCGTGCCGGTCTCCAGAGTAAGGTCCTCACAGCGAAACAGCAGCTGATGCTGGCCGAACGTTTCGGCCGGTCCAGCGACTGATCGCTTTTACCGAAAGGTTGTTTCAAAATGGCAGGCGCCTTTTCCGGGTTGGACAAAACCAACCCTTCTCGCGACACGGAGTTCGTCAAGCCCGGTCGCTACGTCATGCGGGTGGAGGGATACACCCACAACAAGACGAATCGAAACGGACGAATCTCGTCCTTCTTCACGTTCCTCACGGTTGCCGTGCTCGACAACAGTGCCGGCGCTGCTCACCCAGGCGGTTCGCACCGCGTCGGGGACAAGGCGACGTGGATGCTGATGGCCGACGTGGACGCCAGTGGTCCGGCGCTGGTCGCGGCGATGCTGGCGGTCACGGGCTTGCCGCAGACCGAGTTGGACGACGCCGCCTACCAAGCGTTCGGTGCCGCCGCGCAGCCGTTGCGCGGGATCTTCGTCGAGGTCGACTCGAAGCAGATCACCACGAAGAAGGGAGCTCCCTTCACGCTCGTGAAGATCAAGCGGGCCATCACCGATGACGAGGTGAAGACCTTGGTGCCGGTCGAAGTGCAGAAGTCGCTGAAGCTCGAACTGAAGTAGTGGTCCCAGGGTCCGGAGTCTAGCATGGGCTCCGGGCCCTCTTTCTTTTCCCCAACCAAACGAAACATGACCCTTCCCACCGTCTCCGTTGCCAACCCTTCCAGCAAGCGCCAAGTTCGATGGGCTGTAGTTCCCATGCCTCTTGCGCAGGCAAACCTTCTCCCCGACACCTGTCTCGTGGATGGTCGCTACCTCGCGGTGAAGGCGCAGCGCATCGGAATCGTCTCGCAACTCTGGCATGTCCGCTGCGACATCCAAGGCGTGGGTATCTTGCAGTTCAGCGACTGGCAGCCAGCTCCAGCGAACTCGGTTCCACCTTTCTCGATCTCGTCGTGGGTCTCCGACAGGCCGCAGAGGGATGTGGTGTGGTTCGCGATCAGCGAAAACGGTGCGTGGAAGCTGAACCTGCGAATGGCAGGCGGAACGATGGTGTCGTCTTCGCCGGTCTCGCAGACCTACGAGATCCGCACCTCTCAAGGCGGCTACCATGCCGTGGTCTGGGCAACCTTCTGGACAGGCCAGGATGCGATCGATCTACGCGGTTCTGTGCTCTGGAGCGATCCGACCGTGCCGCAATGGAGCAAGTCCGATGTCACCGTCGCGATCGAAGTCGGAGACTGGCCGATCGTTGGTGAGGGCCTGGCGATCTACAATGCCGCCAAGACCGGCTTCGTGCGATGGGGCGCTTCTCGTGGTCAGCTCTACCGAGGCCCTCTGCCGCACGGCGTCAAGGTGACGTTCCGTGGCGCGATCCTGCCACAAGACGACGGCCGCGTGCCCGTGACGCTCGAGGAACAGCAAGCTGCCCTGCTGGGCGATTCTCGACGGGCCCTGCTCGACGCTGCCTCCGAGGGTCAACTGGTCGGCGCCGCGAAGTGGGATCAGAACTGGATGGCCTTCGGCCTCGTCCCGAGCATCCCACAACGCTCCGATCCCGCCGCCGTGCGCGCGATGCTCGCGCAGACCGGCAAGCTGTTCGATGCCCGCCCTCTGGCGACCGGAGACATTCATGGCGGCACCGCCATGCAGCCTCCCTTCGGCGCACTGAAGGACGCGCAGGCCTTGCAGGGAGATCCCTGGCGCGTGCTGGAGATGGACTACAGCGCCGACGACTACTGTCGCCGAGGCTTCCACCACAAGGAGCTGGATGGCCGTCGCGTGACCAAGGAGATCCGTCCTGGCGTGCAGACTTTGGCCGGCACGATCGAGCCCAAGGAAGGCCCCGACACCTTCGGCAAGCCTCGCGGTGCGCAGCCTGATGGTTGGGACCGGATCGGTTCGCGGTCGATCCTCGCCGACGACCAGCATCGTTCGGACGCCTACTGCTTCGCAGCCTATGCCCTCTCAGGGGACCCTCTGCTTCGCGAGTGCATCCTCAACGTGATGGAAGTCGATCGGATGCGCGCGATGCCGGCGAGGGGTTGGTATGACGCGCCGCGGGCCACGGGGAGGCTCTGCCAATCGTGGGCAAAGGGCATGGTGCTGTTCGAGGGCGAGATCCGCGAGAAGTTCGTCGCGCTGGCGTTGGCAGAGCTGACCGATCGGGAACGCGATCAGCAGACCTGGAACTACTCGCCGCTGACGGTCATGCAGACCATCGTCGATGACAGGGTGATCAGCGGGCAAGAAGCCCAGGTCCCCTGGAACAACGCGCTCGGTGTCATGGGCTTCCTCGAGTGCGGCTACGCCTTGCTCAAGATCGGCCGCTCTGCCGAAGCCCAGAGGTTCTTCGCCTTCGCTCGCAAGCTCGGTCGTTCGATCACGCAATACAGCACCGTCACGGAAACCGGCAGCGGTCACGTCTTGCCGATCGAAGGCCAGAAGTGGTTCCCAGGCGGGGCTGTTCCTCCTCCGAGCTACTACACCTTCCCGCGCGCAGGAGCAGCGGCCTCGGCTGGTCCGGGCATCGACATGCTGGTCGATCCGAACACGAACTGGTGGCCCTGGTTCGCTGCTGCGCTCGCCTCTGCGCAGCTCGGACCGACCGACGATGTGTCGGCGAAGGGAGAGCAGATCATGACGGCGCAGTCCGCCGGCTCCACGACCGCAGCTCCTGGCTACGAGCTGGAATGGTGGGCGGTGCCTCGGTGAACGACGACATCTGCACTGCCTGCGGTTGTTCTTACTGCGTCATGGATCTCCATCTCTATCTGATCGGCAATGACAGGATTCGACTTCGAGACCTTCCCGTTCGGTCCCTGCAACCTTGCTCCTGATCCCATCTGCCTTTCGATAGGCGATCCAGATGGAACGGGAGCCGTGATCGCATCGTGCGAATCAGGCTTCGACGATGCGATCGAGTTCGCGTGGAAGCAGGACGAGATCGTCATGGCGAACGGAGCGTTCGACTCGTGCGTGATCATCGCGCATCGGCCGAAGCTGGCGCCTCTGGTGTGGAAGGCCTACCGGGAGCGCCGCGTGGTCGACATCCTGATCCGCGAACAGCTCAAGGTGCTCGGCGACACCGGTGACCTGACCTACGAGACCCTGCCCAACGGAGCGAAGAGCCGCCTGCTGTTCAACCAAGCGGCGCTCGAGGAGAAGTATCTTGGGATCAGCCGAGGCGAAGAGAAAGAAGAAGAAGACGGCTGGCGCAAGAACTACTCGTCGCTGGTCGGCATGAAGGCCAGCGACTACCCGAAGGATGCCTACGACTACAGCCTCAACGACTCCGTGAACGCGGCGAAGATCGCCAAGATGCAGCCGGTCAGCAAGGCCGAGTTCGTGCATGTGCGAGCTAGCCTTGCCCTCTACCTGAACAGCTGCTGGGGTTTCCCGATCGACAAAGCTACGGTCGACAAGTTGCTCGTCGAGATGACCGAACGGTTCGACGAGAAGAACTTCCCGCTGCTGCTGCAGACGGGGATCCTTCGTCCCGCCGAGCCGCCTCGAGCCTTCAAGAAGAACCCCGAGAAGACGACCAAAGGGAAGGCTGCAACCCTCAACTCCGAGATGCTGCGAGCGCACGTCGAACTGGTCAGCAACGAGTTCGACATCCCCACCAAGCTCACGGACGGCGGCGAGTCAGGAAAGCAGAAGGTCTCTTATAGCGATGAAGTTCAAGCCGATCTGAAGGGCCTGGATCCGACGTTCGACGAGTTCATCGCACGAAGCGAGATCCAGAAACTGGTGACGACAGAGTTGCCTAGGCTGGTCGGCCATACTCGAGTGCATCCGAAATATCGGGCACTGAAAGAAACTGGTCGAAGTGCGAGTGCCGGAAACAAAAAGACGGACAAGAACCCTCCCTACCCAGCGGTCCACATCCAAGGCGTCGACAAGCGCATCCGCCACGTCTACACCGCCGACCCAGGCCATGTGCTCTGCTCGATCGACTACAACTTCATCGAGCTGGTCTCAGCCGCGCAGAAGTGTCTCGATCTGTTCGACAAGTCCGTGCTGGCCGACACCATCAACGCCGGCAAGGACCCACACGCACACCTCGCGTCCGGCATCGCACGGAAGTTCGATCCGCAGTTCAAGTGGAGCAAGGACGACGAGGAGAACTATCAGCAGTTCATGCTGCTGAAGACCGCGGACAACGCCAAATACAAGCACTGGCGAAACCTGTCCAAGCCAACAGGACTCGGTTACTGGGGCGGTCTTGGCGACAAGAGATTCGTTGGCTACGCCAAGAAGGAGCCGTTCTTCGTCGATCTCGTCAAGATGACTGGCAGCATGGAAGGGGCGATCGAGATGGCGAAGTCCCTCAAGATCGGCTGGAAGGAAACCTACCCAGAGTCGACGGATTACTTCAACTGGATCAACAGCAGTTGCAAAGACCTAGACTGGTCCATGGCCGAAGAGGAACGCTACGCCTACGTCAGCCCGGCCGGGATGGTGCGCAGGAACTGCCATTTCACCGACGCTGCGAATGGTGCGGCTCTCCAGACCCCAACAGCAGAAGGCGCCAAAATCGCTCTGTTTTCTCTTGCAGAAGCACTTCACGATCCTACGATCGGCAGTTGTCTACTCGGCTGTCACATGCTTGCTTTCATCCACGATGAAGTGATCCTGCAGTTGCCGCTCGACGAGTTCGTTCACGAACGCGCGTTCGAAGCTGCGAGGATCATGAAAGAAGGGATGGCGGAAGTGATGACGAGGGTCAAGGTCGGAGCAGACCCAGCCCTGATGATGTCGTGGGACAAGCTGGCGGAAACAGTGTTCGACAACAACAACAGACTGACAGTATGGCTACCCAAGGTCGCATGATTTCTCTCAAGTCGTTCGAGAGGGCCCCCTACAAGGCCCGCACGAGCAAGTACGACGAGCTGATCAAGAAGGTGCTCGAGCTCGAGACGGGCCAAGCGTGGGGCGTCGATGTCCCAGGCAAGGAAGACGCTCGGCAGTTCCGCGGTCGCCTGCGGATCGGCATCAACAACGTCGTGAAGCTGCGCATGGGCGAGAAGGCGCCGAAGATCCGCGTCGACCTGTCCAAGGACATGAAGTCCGTGGCGGTCTCCGTGAAGGTCCCGAAGGCGAAGGCGAAGAAGTGAAAGCCCTGCTGCTCAACGGCCCGCCGAAGAGCGGCAAGGACTACATCGGGCAGCGCCTCGAGTGGTTGATCCACCGAAGCGCTCGCCAGAAGTTCGCTGACCCGATCGTCGACTTCATGATCCGGCAGTTCGGAGTCGACATGGCCACGGTCAACAAGGACGTGCCAGACGCTCGCCTGAACGGCCGCACTCCTCGCGAGGTAGCGATCGGCTACAGCGAGAAGTTCTGCAAGCCTCTGTTCGGCATCGACCACTTCGGCCGATTAGCTCTGCAGAAGATCCAGTGGTTCGTCCACGCCAAGCAGGATCTGGTGATCTTCACCGACAGCGGTTTCGTCTCCGAAGCCGGACCGATCGCTGATGTCTACCCGACCCTGCAGGTCGTGATCTCGCGCCCAGGCACGACGTTCCAGGGCGACAGCCGGTCGCACTGGGAGAGCCCCAAGATCGGCAGGATCTTGTTCGACAACGACGTGACCGGACCGGAGAAGATCCAGAACGAACTCCTCCCCGAGATCAAGGCGTGGCTGGCGAAGTAGTCCTAGGCATCGATCCCGACACCCGGACCACCGGATGGTCTGTGGTGTCGGAATCGGCCGTGCTAGCTGTCGGAGTTCTCCGATCGACCGGGACCGAGCAGAGCATCCTCCGCGTGACCGGCGTCGCGCTCGAGATGGTGCTGCAGAAGTGGAAGCCCTCCCTCGTCGTGGTCGAGGGGCAGCGCATCTACCACGGCGTGAAGACCGCTCCGAACGACATCCTCACGCTGGGACAGGTCGCTGGCGGGATCCTCGGTCAGGTGCTGGTGCTGGCGCCGACGACGAACACTTGCTTCCCGCACCCGCAAGACTGGAAAGGCCAGCTGCCCAAGACCGTCGAGCAAGGCCGCACGTTCGTCCATTACGGCATCCTGTTCGAGAAGAACGACAGCTACTGCTGGCCGTCCGGATGCGCAAAGTCGGCGAAGATCGAGGGAGCTGCCGGTCTGAATCGCGGCGACTGGAAGCATGTCGCAGACGCGGTTGGCCTGGCTCGGCACGGCATCAAGGTGCTCAGAGCTGGATCCTGATCTTCCGCGAGCGCGCTCCCTTCGCCAGCATCTTGCGCACCTCGCCGGCCATCAGACCGCGCAGTTCTCCTCGAGCCTTCGGTCGAGCTACTTCGAGAGCTTGCTCGATGAAGTGCGTGGCAGGGATACCCTTGACGCTGAACTTCGTGATCAGCTGATTGTTGTCGGCAGCATCTTGCCATTCCTGTGTGCTCAGGTGCCGCTCGTCGTCCTTCTTCCTCGCATAATCGCTCTGAACTCGAGGATCGTCTTTTGGATCCTTGAACCAGACCATCCTCTTTCCGCGAACAGACTTCCTTCCGTAGTTCACAAAGAACACCCAGAAGTAGAGGCTGAAGATCAGCACGCCGCTGATGCCAGTATTGATCACGCGGAAAGACTTGCTAAGGCGATTGTAACTCCCTTTCGGCGCCTTCTTCTGCAGCTCGAGAATGATGATCTTCCCGAGCTTGACCTTCGCCTTGTTCAGGAACTCGAGGCTATTGTTTGAGGCCATCGGAGAGCTTCCTTCCCTGCTGCGAAGCCTCGGTCGCCGTCTGACGCATCTGGCTCATGGTGTCCATCTGCCCCATGTCGAAGCGATCGGTGATGCGGCGCAGCAAGAAGTCGGTCGGCGCCAGGCCAAGCCCTGCCTCTTGGCTGCCAAGCGTGCTGCCGAGAACCTTGCTGAAGATGCGCTGGTGCTGCTCGATGTAGAGCGTCTGGAAGGCCACCAGAGCGTTCGGCAGTTCGTTGGCCGCCGCCATCTTGCCGGGCGTGACGATGCCAGCAAGCAGCGGCGGAACACGGTGAGCCGAGACGATGCCGAGTTCGATGCTCGGCCAGCTCTCGGAGATCTTTTCCCTGTCCTCGTTGGTGAGCCGCTCCAGCTTCACGTTGAGTTCTGGCTGCTCGAAGTTGAACACCAAGGTGCGATGCCGTTGGCCAGGACCGATCGTCTTCTTCAGGGCCTCCTTGATCTTGTCGATGTCTTCCTGATTCACCTTGCGGCCGGTCAGCAACAGCATCAGATCGGGCACCGCACGGTTCTGGTAGTAGTCGTTCTCGAACGACAGGGCATGCTGCGCCAGCTCGAGCCAGACGATGCCTGCCAACCACTGCGGCAACCCGTAGTGCGGGCTCGCGGCGGTCGGCATCTTGAAGTGGACCAGCTCGGTGACCCTCTCTTGGCCGAGAGTCGGGAACCGGCTCCTGAACTCCTCGAGATCCCCGAAGCGAGCGAACTTCAAGGTCTTGCCGGATGTGTCGTCGACCTCGAAATGGAAGTCGGCTGCCTTGGCTTCCTGGTTCACGAAGACGGCAGGAGCCGGCACATGCCACAATTCGGTGACTGGACCTCCAGGGGTCTCCCTGATTGCCTCGAAATAGCCGTTGCCAGTGTTCTCGTAGTCTTCGCCGGTCTGGTTGATCAGAGATTGGAAACCAAACTCCCCGCACAGCGGATCGAGGATCTGCTCCACCTTGCTCTGCGCGTCGTTCTGACTCGGGGGATCTACTTTGGCTACAGGTTTCGGCGGCGGCGCAGAAGGCTTGTCCTGTCCGAGGGCTCTCGACTGCATCACCTGATCGAGCGCCTTCTTGTCCTCTCTCTTCTTCCGATCTTCTTCGGTCTCGAAACCAAGACCAACCGTCGCGTCTCGCTTCGTTTGGATGCACGTCATCTGTGTGCTGACGGCATACATCGTATTGATAGCGTTGGTCATGTTGATCGGATGCGCGGCTCTCCCGACCGCGCGTCCGACAGACCTACCTTGCGGCACCAGAGACTGCTTGATCAGTTCGATCCGCTGCGTCTCGGGGAAGAGGGGAGTCGATTCTTGGAAGATCGCAACGGTCTGGGCTTCTGACATGGCAAGAAGGGTAGTTAGTGCTGAGGCCTTTGCATAGTCGCAGCTCGAAAAGACTGGTTCATGTCGAGCTGCTTGCCACAGAAGGGGCAGAACTTGATGGCCAAAATCAGGTTGACAGGATCGACATAGAAATCGACTGCATCCAGAGGAGTCGGTTCGTCTCGGTGCCCGAGAATGCCGATCAAGAAATGTCGACGCATCGGGCAGCAATAGTTCTCGATCGGCGGCGTCATGGCAGGAAATCCTCAACCGAGAGGATAGCAGCTATCCTCTCGACGCCCTACATCCGGTTGACGAGAACGAAGAAAGAAGCGACTCTTCTGGCATGCGCCGCATCCGCAAGGCGAACATCTCCTTCATCTCCCTCGTGCCGGCAGGAGCCAACAAGCTCGCGCCGGTCTACAAGGCGGACGGTTCCATCGAACTCGGCACCCTGATCAAGGTCGCTGACGGGTTCGACGAGCAAGGAGAACTGACGGCGGTCGTCTACGCCCCCGAGCACCGAGACAGTCAGGGCGACATCGCCGATGCCTCGGTGATCAAGGACGCTGCCTACGACTTCATCAGCAACGGCGCCAAGGTCGACATCAAGCACGACGGCAAGGCTGTCGGTCGCGACCGAGCGCGAGTCGGCGAAACGTTCCTCGTCCAGAAGACCGACGAGCGTTTCCACGGCTGGAAAGACCGCGAAGACAAGCCAGTGGATCTCACCGGAGCTTGGGCGACGGTGATCAAGATCGACGATCCCGAACTGCGCAAGAAGTATCGCTCAGGCGAGTGGGCCGGTGTGTCAATGGGCGGCACCGCCATCGTCGAGCAGGAGAAGGCCGGGCGTTTCGACGAGATGCTCGAGAAGCTGGCCAAGTTCCTCAACCCGCCCACCAATCCGCAACCCGAACCCGAACCTGACATGGACGAAACGAAGATGCTGAAGGCCATCAGCGATGGCTTCTCCACCATGACCGCCGAGCTGGTCAAGGCCCTCAAGCCGGAGCTGCCGAAGGCGCCCGAACCGAAGCCCGAAGAGAAGGCTCCGATCTTCAAGGGTCGCTACGACGATCCGCGGGCCCTCGAGCTGCACCAGCGCGAGACGGTGATGTTCCAGCTCCGCAAGGGCACGGACTTCTCCGACCCGGCGAGCCTGCAGGCCTACCGCGAACAGGTCGTCGCTCTGAAGGCGGCCTGGGTCGAGGAAGACAAGGCCGCCGGCATCGAGACGAAGGTCTCGAAGGTCGGCCCGACCGTCGGCACGCCGCAGCTGCCGCTCGCCGAAGGCACCATCGAGGAGCAGACGGACTACGGCCTGGCTCTCGCCAAGGCCGCCAACGCGCGTGCGGGTTTCAAGCCCGTCGCGAAGGCGGTGTGATCCATGGCCCTCGCCAACAACGACCTCTACTCGGAGACCACGCGCGCTGCGCTCGGTCGCATCCAGCCAGCGTCCGGTCCGGGTGCCGTGACTGCCAAGCCCTTCGCGGCTTCGTCCGGCGCGGCGGCCACCCTCGCGATCGGCACGCCACTCGCGGTCAACACGTCGGGCTTCATGATCAAGCTCGTTCCCGCCGGCACGGCCACGGTCACGGTCAACGCGACCCCGGCCACTTACTTCGCCGAACAGGTCTACGCCATCGTCTGGCCCGCTGCGGTCACGATCGCGGCCTCTGGCGGCAGTGAGGTGGTCGGCTCGGTCATGCTCCGCGGCAGCGTCGGCCTCAAGGAGGTCTGCGATGGTCTCGGTGTCGCTGTCACGGACGCCAACACACTGCTTGCGCTCCGCAACCCCATCGTCCGCGAACGCGGCATCTTCATCGACGACCTCACCCTGAGCCTCGGCTGAGAGGAACTGACCAATGCCCACACCAGTCATCACCAACACCCAGCTCGGCTGGGCGACTCTCAGCACGACGCTGTCGAACATCAAGCCGACTTCGTCGTTCCTCAAGCAGCTGTTCTTCGGCGACCGCACCGAGAACATGACGACCGAGTCGGTCGAGCTGTCCTATCTCGAGGGCCACAACAAGATGGCTCCGTTCGTCGAACTGAGCGCCGAAGCCGTGCCCGTCGAAGGCAACAGCAACGTGTTCGCGAACGTCAGCTGCCCGAACATCAAGATCAAGCGTCCCATGGACGCCTACAATGCCTTCCTGCGCCGGCAGCCGGGGACCGGGATCTTCGTCTCTGGCAACGAGGTCGCGGTTGCTCGCCAGGCGGCGATCGTCGAAGACCAGCTCACGATGGCTCGCATGGTCGAGCGGCGCGAGGAGTGGATGGTCAGCAAGATGCTGACCGGAGTCGATTCCACCTACCTCATCCTGTCCTACCAGGACAGCACGAACCTGCGCGCGAACTTCCGCGTCCGCTACCCGCGGCCTTCGGGGCACGTCGTCACCGTGTCCACCAGCTGGGCCACGTCCACGGTCATCAAGCTCGACTTCCACAAGGCGAAGCGCAAGATGGCCCAGACGACCCGTCTCGTGCCGAACGTCGTGGTCCTCGGCAGCAACGCAGCGGAACTGTTCATCACGAACACGGCTGTCTTGTCCTCGCTCGACAACCGCAACGTTTCGATCGGCAATCAGACCATGATGACCCAGTTCTCCGAGGCAGGAGCGATCTTCCTCGGCAACTACTGCGGCATCGACGTGTGGGAATACTCGGCCGAATACATCGACGAAGACGGCACGACTTCCGTGCCCTACATCGGTGCCGATCAGGCCATCTTCCTCCACACCAGCCCGTCGAACGAGGCGAAGTTCCTCTATGGCGCGATCCCCGATCACGACGCCTTCGAGCAAGGCCTGTTCGTCGGGCAGCGCTTCAGCAAGGCCTGGAAGGTGCCGGATCCGTCCGTCATGACCCAGATGCTGCAGACGCGACCGATGCCCCTCGTGCGTCGTCCCGGCGCCGTCTACGCCCTCGACGTGACCCCATAACGAGGAGCAAGGTCCCATGAAAATGCTCTTCGCTGCCGTCACGCTGGGGGTCCCTGGGACCATCAGCAGCCAGATCCAACCGAACCACCGAATCCCGGACGGGACGTTCACGCCCGAGCAGATCGAACGGTTCATCAAGAAGGGCTACGTGCGCGAGATCGACTCCGATCCGGAACCGCAAGCTGTCCCGGTCGATCCCACTCCGATCGTCAGACCGACGAAAGGCAAGTGGGACTTCGAACTCGAGACGATCAAGGGCGACACGCTCGACGTGCTGAACATGAAGGCGCGCGAGCACGCGGCTGCGAGCAATCTGCAGCCCATCGAGCCCTTCGAAGACCTGAGCGAAGCTCTGGCCTTCATGACGATGGACGCATGACCCGTGGCCGTCCGCTCGACTCTCCTCTCGATCGGCGACGAGAACGCCGCTGGAACGAGACCGATCAGCGAGCTGACGGCCATCAACGCGACCTTCGACGATGTCCAGACCGACTGCTTCGTCTGGAACATCCAGGCCCAGGCATGGCAGAACATGCAGCCTGGCGTCAACACGAACACCAACTCGCCGGGATCCGATCGGTGGTCGTTCGAGTCGCGGTGGCGTGAAGGTCTGCGGACCAAGATCCCGACGGGCAACGTCTACGTCATCAAGTTCGTCGCGACGGACAGCACGCTGACGTTCCATAGCGCGAAGCCCTGCTGGTTCCCTCTCGCCTCGTCTTCCTACGCTGCGATGATCACCCAGGTCACCGCAGCTGCAGCAGCTGCTGCCCCGGATACCCTGCGCATCGACGCAGCCTCGATCTGCGTGTTCGTTGCCGAGGTCTTGCTGCAGAAGGGCTGGCGCTCCTACGGCGAGAAGATGCGCGAGCTGATCGATCTTCTGCGCGCCGACCTAGCTGCGATCCCCGGCGTAGCCGTGGGCTCCCTGCGAGGCGATGCCGGGCTGATGCCGGTGACGATCGTGCAACCGCACGGCGAGTTCTCGACCGGCTACACCGACGACCAGAAGGCCATCATCCTCTCGATCCGCACCCAGTGCGACGAACTGGCCAACGAGACCGACCGGGTCTCGGTGCTCCCGACGTTGCTGGCTGCCTGCACGGACGGCCTGAAGTTCGATGCGGCCTCTCTCGCCACGCTCGGATTCGACATGGCGAAGTCGTGGTATGCGCCAGTCCCTTTCGACGACAGCGCCCTACCCGAAGCGGCCCTGGTCATCTCCCTTGGCGACAGCATCCTCGACGGATCTGGACCAGCCCCGCACCCTGCGCATCTGACCGGCGCCATGGTCGGAGCGAACATCTGGGTGCCCTACAAGGGCGTGTTCGAAGCTGCGCAGATCGGCGTCAACAACCTGATCTCTCTCTCGAACGCATTCAATCTCCTCGGCCCGGAAATGGTGTGGGGAGAGATGTTCAGAGCCGAGTATGGTGAAGTCTGGATGGTGAAAGGCACCCTCTGGGGAGGGTATGCCACTTCTCGCCGAGAAAGGGCTCTACTCGCCTTCAATCCTCTTCGCGACATCTGGCGCAACGATTTCGATCCGGGCACCCGTCATGGGATGTTCGATGCGGCAATTCGCGGCTGGCTGCCGGAAGCCGTTCGCCAGTTGAGAGCCCAGAGCAAGAAGCCTCGCGTGCGCGCGATCTTCCTCGAGCTCGGCACCAACGACATCCTCTCGCCGGCCAGCATCGAAGCGGCCCAAGTGGTGTCTTCCTTGAAGCGCATCATCGACTACCTGCGCTTCGTCATCCTGCAGCTCGGTATCGGCACCGAAGACTTCCCCAAGGTCGTTGTCTGTGTTCCCGCACAGGGCCTGGATGCCGTTCCAGGCGTAGCACCTCGTCTGGAGCGCGTTCGTTCTGACCTGCGCAAGTGGGCTCTCGAAGACACGACGATCAAGCTGCAGGACATGACGGGCTACCCGACGAACGACGGCCTGCATCTGAACACAGCAGGAACTCTGTCGTTCGCGAAGGACGCCTTCGCCACCTGGCGAAGCACAGCAGATGCGACTGTGCAACCCTTGTTCGTGCCCTCGAAGCTGATGCTGACGAAGGCTCTTCGTCTCTCGAAGATCAGCAAGAACAACGACGCTCTCAGCCAGATCGACGAAGCCATCTCCGTGAGCCGAGTCGAGCTCTACAAATCTCTTGGTGTAGGCCGAGTCACCGCGATTCTCGGAATGGCCTATACGACCAACCCGATCACGGCCAACGACCACACTCGCATGCTGGCCAGCACCGTCGAAACAAAGATGGTGAAGAGGGAGCTGATACGAACCATGCCCATGATGTTCATGGACGGTTCGAACGCAGCACAGGCCTGGAGCGAAGAAGCGGCCTTCCGAGAAGGCAGCTACCTCCAAACACGAGACGAGTTGCGTCGTTTGGAAGACGACATTCGAAGCGGCCTGACTTTGCTTCTCTCGGACGCCACCTACGCTCAAGCCGATGTGGTTTTCCCTGACACTTTCCACAGCCCCGGTTCAACCGTCTATGGAGAGGTGATCTAAGTGGCACCCTTGGTTCGAGGTAAGGGCGGGGACCCCCGAATCATGGGCCAGGGGTGCCGCCTTTCGTGAACAAGGAAAAGATCTACAACGCTCTTCTTGCTCTGGCAAAGGAAGGCTCATTCTACGAATGTGTCATCGATGTCGAAACAGGAGAGATGTCGATCGACACGGAGACTCCGATCTCCACAGAATCGATGTCGTTCGCCGCTAGCGAAATCAACAGCACTTTCAGAACCTCTCGCAACTACCGAAGAAATCTAGCGGACGAAAGAGAGTCTTGGATCTGGATCGTCCGCCTCGGCTTCGTCGGCGTCACGGTCAGCTTCGAGACCTGGGAAGAACAGCTCATCGAACGCGAGATCAGGATTCCTGGGACATCCTTGTTTGCACGTCTCTCTGCTTCCGATTACAACCCACCTCCGCAGGCCAGCCCGAACAACGGCGGCGCGGCAGAGTTTGCTTTTCAGATCACCTCCGAATCCTTGAGGAAGTAACCAATGCCCGGCGTCAACCTGACCGGTAAGCCGCAGACGAGTGACCTTGTCCTCGGTCGCGGATCTCTCAACTTCGCGCTGCTCGATGCGACCACCAAGAAGCCCCTCGGCTTCCGGCATCTGGGCAACTGCACGAACTTCGCCCTGACGATGGAGACCGAGGTGCTCGAGCACTTCAGCTCGCGCACGGGCATCCGCTCGATCGACCGCGAGATCATCTTGACCCAGAAGTGCGGGGTCTCGATCACGCTCGACGAGAACAGCTACCAGAACCTCGCTCTGTGGTTGTCGGGAGCTGCGACGGCAGCGGTGACCAACCCAGCCCGCACGACGGTCACCAACCAGCTGATCTCCTCGTCGGCTTTCAAGGGCTTCACCTACCAGCTGGTGAACTCCTCTGGCGATCGTCTGATGGACACCGCAACCGGCACGCTGGTCGTGAAGGCCGGACCGACCACAGGCCAGGAAAACACCCTGACGCTCGGCACCGACTACGAACACGACAGCAAGTGGGGCCTGATCTTCCTGATCCCAGGCGGCGGTGTGACCGATACGTGGAAGGTGACCTACACCTACACGACGGCCAGCAACGAGAAGGCGATCGACACCGTCGACATCCTCACGCAGACCAAGATCAGCGGCTTCCTCCGCTTCATCATGATCAACGCTGCCAATAGCGACAAGCAAGAGATCCTCGATCTCCACAGCGTGACGTTGAAGGCGGACGGAGAGATGCAGCGAATCGGCGACGAGTTCGCGTCGATGACATTCACCGGCTCTGCCGAACGCAACGAAGTCGGATACCCAACTTCGCCGGTCGGAAAACTCTACTTCCACGCGGACGCCTGATAGGCACAAGGAACAACCATGGCACTCGATCTCATCGGTGGCACTCCAGGCAACTATGTCCTCGGACGTGGCAAGCTCTACATCCAGGGCGAGTTCTCTGCGCAGCCTCTCGGTTGGCGCGATGTGGGCAACTGCACTGCCTTCACCGTCAACCAGGAGAGCGAGAAGAAGGAGCACCAGAGCTTCCTCACAGGCATCAAGACGATCGACCTCGAGGTCGCGATCTCGACCAAGGTCAACGTCTCGTTCACCCTGGACGAGGTTGCCAACTTCCTGAACCTCGCTCAGTTCTTCAGCGGCGAAGCCTTCAGCTACCCCTACCTGGGCAGCAACATCATCAACGCGGCCAACGTCGACTCGGAATCGGTGGCCGATGCGATGTGGGGTGGCACCGGCCCGGTGCATGCCACGACCCAGAACTTCCAAATGGCCGCCGTGCGGCGCAGTCTCTGGTATGACCTGTCGCTCAAGTTCTCGGCGACGGTGGCCGCGATTGCCGGCGGCGACATCTTCCGCGCCTACAACTTCCAGAGCGATCAAGTCTTCGAGGTCAGGAAGAACCCGACGACGCGCACCTCCAACGATGGCACTCTGCTGGTCGAGGGCACCGACTACACTCTCGACAAGAAGGAAGGCCGCATCAAGCTGCTGCCGGCTCTGACGTGGAACGAGGTCTCCGACGTGCTGCGTGTCGGCTGGTCTCGCCCGACCGATCCGGCGCCGGGCAGCCCTGCCGGCTTGGATCTCTACCTCGACTACGTCAAGATCCTGACGAAGAGCGCCCAATCGGTGGGCCTCAAGTTCGTCTTGGAGAATCCGAACGACTCCGACAAGCACACCGAGTTCGAGTTCTTCAAGGTGAAGCTGAATCCCGAAGGAGACTTCGCCGGCATCGGCGATGACTGGGCTTCGATCTCCTTCACGGGCGTCGCTTCCTCCATCGCCAGTCCGCCTGTGATGGCCAGCCCGTATGGCCGCATCACCGGCTCTCGTGCCTGATCCCCAAGAAACCTAGGTCCCCACCATGGCTCTCGTGCTTCCTTTCCTCGCACCGCGGTTCGAAGAACACCCGGTGCAAGGCACTCTCCAGAAGTTCTACCCCATCAGCACGCGCATGCTGTTCCAGATGCGCTCGGCGGCCAAGCCGGTGGCTCGCGCCATCGCCACGCTCTTCGGCGACACGAAGAACGACATCGGCACCGAGCACGTCCAGAGCGACCAGCACCAGCGCACGACGATCACGGCTGCCACAGCCGAAGTCAGCAAGATGCGCTACGAGCAGCGTCAGGCCGCGATCGAGCAGTTGATCGAAGGCCTGATGGGAGAAAGCAGCTCACATCTGCTGGTCTCCCTGATCGCCGACTCGATGCGCGAGCTGTTCCCCAAGGAGCTCGGGCAGCAAGACCGCGAAGAGTTCTTGAAGACGGTCCCGGCCGACAACCTGATCGAGATGCTGCAGGGAGTCGGCAAGGTCAACAGGAAGCTCTTCGACCCTTTGAAGGAGCGGGTGGCGAACGTGTCGACCACCCTGAAAGCCGTTCTCGCCGACCGATTCGGAAGCACGCCCAGCGCGCCGTCCGAGGCGACAGCGACGACCGGCTCTGGCTAGACCTCGAAACGGCGATCGTCGTCGCCGTCTCGATCTACCGCTTCGATCCTGACTTTCTTCTCGACCTCGACATCTTCTCGTTCGACCGCCTGATGGAGATCGCTCGTCAGGCCAGGAACGACCAGATCGTCGAGGAGGCCATCGCAATGCGGAACGCCATGAACGCGGACAAGAAAGAGTTCGAGACGTTCCTGAAGCACTACGACACTCGGCCCAAGAAGGAGCCGAACCAGGCCGAGATCGAGAGAAGCAAGGCCACCTTGAGGAGAGCACTCGGTGGGTGATCTCCGCGACGTTTACCAACTCGACATCCGAGGCAACTTTGCCGACGAGATGGATCGTCTGCAGATCGAGATCAACGAATCTCGTAGAGCCTGGGAACGTCTGGCCGACTCCTTCAGAGGAAGAGGAGCTGATCTCCGGACAGCGGACGAAGAACTAGAAGCAGCCGCACTGACTCTTGCCGGAGTAACGGATGGCGCAGTGCAGGCCAAGACAGAACTGCGGCAGCTGACCAGCGCAGAAAAGGCTCTGGCAAACGCCAGCAACCGATTGGTTGCCGAACAGAACGCACTGAATGAGACCCGCATCGTCGAGCTGCAAGTGCTCGACCAGCTGCAGAAGCAAGCAGATCCCAGGATCATCGCAGCTCGGGCAGAAACCGCAGCACTGAAACGTCTCACCGCCGCTCTTACCGAAGAAGCCGCGCAGAGGATCTTCCAAGAGAAGGCCGCCGCCGCAGGCCTGCAGGTCAGTGCAGACGGGAAGCGCCTCTTCAACGCCGAAGCCATCGCAGCCGAACGCGCCGCCAAGGCCGTGCAGAAGTTGGCCATCGCGGAACAGCTTCGCCAACAGAACCGAGACGAGGCAGGAAACCTCTTCGCTGCTGTTCCCCAAGGCCCCGGCCTCTCTGGCAAGACCATCGATGCGGAAGCCAAGAAGCGCACGCCTGCGCAGGCAGCCCTTGCCGCGCAGCAAAAGAAGTTCTTCGACGAAGAACTGAAGCAACAGAAGACGCTTCTAGGGTTGCCTGATCCGTTCGTCGGAAAGCAGAAGACTCTCGCAGAAGTCACCAAGGAAGGAGCAAAGTCAGACGGAGTATTCAACCGAGTCTCGTTCACCTTCCGAAGACTGATCGGGATCATGGCCGCGTTTACCGTGGCTAGGATCGTGGTAGGCGGATTCAAAGACATGATCGTAGGAGCGATCAAGTTCAATGCAGCCATCGAGTCGACTCGAGTTGGTTTGACAGGCCTGATCACGGCTTCTGCAGAAGTTCGCGATCTGCAAGGCCAACGACTCTCTCTCGATGAGCAGCTGAATCGAGCGCAGAACATCTCGATCCAGCAGATGGACAAGTTGAGAGCCAACGCATTGACCACGGCCGCTAGCTATGAGCAGCTCGCCGAAGCGTTCACGCAAGCCGTAGCTCCGGGGCTGACCGCCGGCCTGACGCTCGATCAGATCAGGAAGGTCACTACCGAAATCAGCCAGGCCGCCACAGGCCTTGGCGTGGCCCAGAACCAACTGTCCGAAGAGATCCGTTCCCTGTTCCAAGGCACCATCACACCGAGAAACACTCGCATCGCGACGGCCCTGGGAATCAACAACGAAGACATCAGAAGAGCCAAGGAACTAGGAACCCTCTTCGATTTCCTGCAAGGTAGGTTTGCAGCTATCTCCGCTACTGGGCAGCGCCTGATGAACACGTTCACAGGCCAACTGTCGAATGCTGCTGACGCCTTTCAGCAGCTTCTGGCCACCACAAGTAGACCCCTTTTCGAGCAACTCAAAGGAGGTCTAGCTGATCTGCAGAAAGGCATTTTCAATGTTGTAAACGAACAAGCAATCTTCAAACCCGAAGCTGTCAACGTATTCAAAGGCCTATTCGAAGGTCTTGCCAGAGGAGCAGAAGGGGTTCGTAGGGCTTTTCAAGCCATCAATATCCGAGGCTTGTCAGACAGTCTCGGTCTGGTAGGGGAAGTTCTTGGAACAGCAGCTACTGCCATAGCAAAAGCCTTCTCAACCTTCTTCACTATCGCCGCTCCCTCTGTCACACTGCTAAAAACAGTCTTCGCTCTTCTTACAGCGATCGTGAACATAGGAGGAGTGCTAGATAAGGTCTTCCTAGGATTCCCATCGACTTTCGTTTCTCTCGCAGGAAAGCTGACCTTCTTCTTGTTCACCATGAACAAGGTGAAAGCCGTTGTCCTCTTGATCGGCAAGGCCTTTCAGACCGTCGCAAGAATTATGGCTCTGGGACAGAAGGCCACTCTTCTCCTGGTCACGGCGACCACGAGCTGGGGAAAGGCTGTCGCCTTCGTTCGCGTGAATCTCCTGAAACTGCTGCTCCCCTTGTTAGCTGTGGCAGCGGCCTTCACTCTGATCACCAAACTGCTGCCGGAGCAAACCACAGAAAAACTCTTCGATGGCATTGGAAACGCCATCAACTTCCTTCTCGAGGGAGTCGACAAAGTCTTCGATCGAATCGTCAAGCTGCCTGAAGAGGCCAAGAACGCTACCAAGGAAGGCCTCGGCATTCTGGTCAACCAGCTCAAGGAGCTAACAGCCGACCTAGCCGATGTCTCCAAGACCCTGAAAGACGAACTCCGCTCCTTCGCAAATCAAGGGATAGCTTCCGATGCAACCTTCGGTCTCTCTTCGGAACAAGAAGCCAGGACGAGACAATTCTTCGCTACCTATCACAAGGGAATCGAAGACGCAGAAAAAGCACTAGAGCAGCAGTTGGCTATAGAAAAACAGGTAAAGGAGTTGGAAGAAAAGAGAACCAAACTCCAGAAAGAGTCTGCGACCCTCAACGCTTCTAACGCCCCCATCATAGCTGCAGAAAGAGCAGCACAACAACAGCTGCTCTCCATCCAGACCAAGCTGAACAAAGCGAGGAAAGAACTAGAGGCCTCCCAAACCACAGGCATCCCGATAGCTCTGCCTCTCCTCTCCGAAAACAAAGCCCTATCCGAAAAGATCAAGAAACTGGAGCAAGAAGAAGCGACAGCCAAAACCATTCTGAACATCCGAAGAGAGTCCCTGAAACTCACCAACGACGAAACGGCGGTGAACAAGGATCTTAAGACCACTTCAGAACAGATCTTGTCGCTGCAAGAGCAGGTCAACGAATCCAACAGAATCAGAGTAGAGTTGGCAGACAAGGCCCTTGCTAATGCCATCGCAGAAGAAGGCATAGCCGCTCGTAGAAACGAAAAGGAGTTGAGAAGGCAAATCCCGAAAGCAGACCTAGGAGCAGAAGCAGAGAAAGCAAGGTTGGCTGCTCTGATTTCCTTTAGCGATAGGGAGCTGGAAGCAGCCAATGCTAATATCGCTGCTCAAGAAGCAGAACTCGCTTTAAGCGAGTTGCAGGCCACACACCATAAGGACATCGCCGATCAGCTAGACAAGATCATCATCGCTCGCGGCGTCGCCACAGAAGAAGGGAAGGCAGCTGTGGTGTCCCTCGAGTTGGAACTCGACAGGATGCGAAAGCTCTTCAACCTGGATGAGGGTCGTCTGTCTAGTCTGAAGAAGATCGCTCAACTAGAAGCAGAACGAAGAAGGCAAGAAGCCGAAGGTTCCATCGGACAAGGAATCACACAAGGCCTCCAAAAGTTCGCTGCAGAGAACAGAGGCGTCTTCAAGATCGGAGAAAATCTCGCTACCGGGTTCGCCGAAGGCCTCAGTTCCGCTGTCGGCCAATCTGTGCGCGCTGCGTTGACCAGCGACGATGTTGGCGGCGCCATCCGCGAAATCGCCAAGAACTTCGCTCTGGACATCGTCACCGGCTTCGTGACCGATGCTACGAAGTCGGCCCTCTCGAGCCTGCTGATCGAAGCCCCAATCAAGACAGCCACTGAAACAGCTTCAGGAGCAGCCTCTGGAACAGCCGCAGGAGAGGCCATGGCCATCGCAGCTACTCCTGGTCTGGCTGCTGCCGGAATTGGATCAGGAGAATCCATGAGCTTGACTGCTGCTCCTGGTTTGATCGCGGCCGGAGCTGCCGCAGGAGAGGCTTTTGCTCTTGCTGCCGCTACCGCCAAAGCAGCCACTCTCGGCATTGCCAAGGGAGGAAAGATCGTGGACGGTCGAGTCCGCCAGGGCTTCTCCTTCGGCGGCGGTGTCACCCGGCGCCCGCAACGGCAGCTGGGCATGGATGCCAGAGACACGATCCCGGCCATGCTCCGCAAAGGCGAATGGGTCATCCGCCCCGAAGCCGTGCGTCTCTATGGCGACCAGTTCCTCTCGATGCTGAACCGCGGCAGGATCAACCCTGCAGCCCTTCGAGGCGTGGCTGGCCCTAGCGGCCCTCCACCGACACCGAAGGTCAGCTTCGCCACGGGCGGCCCTGTGCAGCAGATCAGGCAATCCAGGCAACAGCAGAAGCCCCAGGTGGTGGTGCAGTTCTTCGACGAGCAGGTGATGTCCCGAGCGCTGGCTTCAGGTCCCGAGTCCACTCTTCGCTTTGCCCGCCAGAAGAGGTCCGGTTACCGTGCTGCTCTCGGAATCACCTGATGCTCCTCTGGCACGACAGCTTCGGCTACGCGCACACTGACCACTTCGCGTTCCAGTATCCGTCCTACGTCGGAACGCCATCGACCGTCGCGCACCGAGTGCAGGGTAGCCGAGCCCTGACCGGCGCTTTCTTGCGCTTCTCCTTGCCGACCCTCACAGCTCCGCTGACCGACACCTGCATCATCGGCCTGCTGCTGAATGTCTCTTCCATCGATCCTAGCTGGAACAACCTGATCGAGATTCGAACGTCAGGCGGAAGCTCAATCCAAGTGCGCTTTCTTTTGGAAAGCATCGACGCCAACTACTTTCAGATCCGCGTCGAAAGGGGCCAGAACGACGATCTACTTCTAGTCTCTCCTCATCTAGAGAAGAACAAATGGATGTTCTTGGAGATCAAAGCAACAATCCTGACTTCAGAAGCCAAGATCATCCTACGTTTGGATGGAACAGAAATAGCCAGAGCAGAAGGATTGAGAACAGAAGCAGGTGTCGTGGACAGGCATTGGGATTCGATCAGGATTTCCACCACCAATCCAATCGCTGATCTCTATCTTCTCGACGACAAGAGCGATCACGGTCTGACCTACACCACCTTCCTTGGTCCGGTGAAGCACAGCAAGTTCATCTGCGGCAAGGAACAGTCCTGGGAATGGGCCAACACCCTGGCGCCCGTGATCGGATCTGCGAAGACGCGACTCGTTGTTCTTGCCGGGCAGAGCAACATGCTTGGCCGAGGCTTCTCTGCCTCCTCCGTCCGCTGGAGGAGCCTCAACACCAAGATAAGGATCTGGGACCGCATCCAACACGCCGCTGCCTGGGACAGCCTCAAGGCTCTGGCCAACACATCGGGCATGTTCCTCGTCCCTCCTGTCTCCACATTCTGGGGCCCGGAAATGCGCTTCGCGGAACGGGTAGCCTTGCTCTACGAGAACGCCGCTCTCTCAGGAACTCCTAGCGTGCGGATCGTCAAAGGAGCTCAGGACGCCAGCTACCTGTTCCCAACAGTCGCCGACTTCTGCTGGAATCCTGGCGTCGCCAACAACCTCTACAACGGCAATCCGGTGTCTGGCCGCAGCAGCCTGCTTCTGGATGTGCAAGCTGCGGTAGCTGATCTAGGAGGTTGGTCGAACATCGAGAGAGTGGATTTCTTCTGGTATCAAGGAGAGAGCGATTCTTTAAACGCTATAGCTCCCTTCTACTATGGATACCTGAAGCAGCTGATGGCTCAAGTGAGGCTGGATTTTCTAGCCCCTCTCACGATCCATGTCCTTCGGATACCAACCAGAAGCTCGTTTGTCACAGCGCAGGGATTCAATGGTAATCTGATCAGAGAGTTCCAGAGAGACTATGCTAGGGAGTTTTCGGATGCTCGCATGCTCGATCTAGACGGCTGCGATATGCCTCTCAACGACATCCACCATACTGAGCTTGGATTCGATAAAGTCGGAGATGTGGTGTTCGAGAGCTGGGTAAGGGAACAGAACTTCAGAACCTACATTGACGATTATTCGGCAGCAGCTGCTCTTGACGATCTCTATATCGCCTCTAGTGTCTTGAAGCCAGCTAGCTTGGCTTCCTTCTCTCCTGAAGGGAGAGAGAGTGCGTTGAACAGCCCTTGTTTAGGTCTAGCGAGCAAGATGCAAGCCTCCTCTCCTGCCCCTGGAGTGACCTTCATCAACGAAGCTGGAGGAATACTTTTCCCTGGAGTGCTTGTTTCAACTGCTTCTTGGCAGAACTTTCGACAAACGGTTGCTAGGATCCAGAAACCAGAAGAGCTGGAAGTCCCCATCAAGCTGCACCTCTAATGTCTGCCGTCCCAGGAAGTATCTTCGCTCTCGAGTTCGAAGCTCTGACCCTGTCGACGGAGTTTCCCGAACCGATCCCTTTGCCTATGTCCGGAGGGTTGCCTACCAACCCTCTGAACTTCCCAGCCAACTGGGAAGCCGAGATCTCTATCCAGACCCGGTGGCAGACCGATGTCACCCGTCCGAGCGATAGCTCCAGAACAGAGCGCTGGTCGCTCTCCTCGAGACCGTCCAAGCGCATGAAGGCGAAGATCTCCGGCCTGAGCAAGGACGAGAGCCATGCCGTCCTGCAGGCCGCCTTCAGGCACACAGAGGCCTTCGGAAGCCCTGTGCCGCTCTACCCGGATGCCGTAGCTGTGACCTCGGCTACGGGCTTGGTGATCCAGGGAGACTTCCGGCGCCGGAGGTTCTTCACCAACGGGCGTGTGGTGGTCTTCCCTTCTCGACACACCGTCCTGAGAGGCGACAACGTCGTCTTCCATGCCATCCTGAAGGAGATCACTCCGACAGCGATCACGATCGACGCTGCCCCTCGAGCGATCACCAACCTAGACATGGTGGTCCCCTGCTTCGATGCAGAACTGATCGAGCAGAACTCCGGCACCTCCCAGACCAACGATCTGTGGGAGACGGAGATCGAATGGAACGAAGTCGAGGGCGCCTCGGCTCTGCCTGCTCTCTGGCCAGCCTGCACGCCAGGCAACGCAGAGATCCTCTCTCCAGTATGCGAAATCTTGGATGGGCTGCCCATCTTCCCTTTCGACCCGAACTGGGCCGACGGGATCGATGTGAGCCCGAGCAGGGACATGGAATCCAACCCCTCTGGGCGCTCGAGGATCCAGAGCCCAGGAGGGCCTCCCTTCCATACGATCAGGATGACCCTGACCGGCTACGACCGAGAACGCAGCTGGAACATCCTGCGCTTCTTCGACTCTATGCGCGGGAGAGCGGGCGATTTCTACCTGATTCATCCTCTGCGGCCTTGGACCTTCAATGCGGTGCCAGCAACAGACCGTGCCTACATCAAAGCCGTAGGAAGTGTCGAAGGAATCCTGTTCTTCAGAAAAGTAGTTCTGACCAGAGCTAACGGAACAAAGATAACACGACACATCAACGATGTTGTCGATCTTGGAGATCGTTTTTCCTTGGTCTTCTCTGTTGCTCTTCCTGACACAGCTTTCGTGGACGTGCAGCCGATCATGGTCTGCAACTTCGAGAGCGACACGATCGAAGAGTCGTGGGCCACGACCGAAGTGATCCCTTCCATGGAAGTGGTCATGATCGAGAACACCGATCCTGGTCCCACCTCTGCCACCAACCAGACCGAACTCCTCTTCGGGCCGGTCTTCCCCGCCTTCCTCGAGATCGAGGGCCTGAACCTCCTCTTCCGCGCCGGAACAGGCTGCGCTCGAGACGATGGTCTGATCTCTTCTGCTGTCCCGAGCTCCGCTGCGGTTCCTCGCAGCTCCCTGGACAGCAGAGTGGCCCGCTGGACCGACAACAGCGCCGGTCCGGACAGGCAGCAGAGGCAGGACAGGGTCCCCAGAGTCCTGGTCGACACCACGGGCAGGCCCTCGTTGATTCGCTTCCCTCAGAACTTCGAGAACAACAAGCAGCTATCGATCCTAGAGCCGACCTTCTCCTTGGATTTCCAGACGCTCACCACCACGCCAACGTCCCAACGATCCTTGTGGTCCTCGGATGGCTGGACCGTGACGATCTGTTTCTCACCCACGAGCTTCAACTACGCCAGCAGCGACCGCTACCTGATCAGGATCGAGGATGCCTCGGGCGCCGTGTTCAGCCTAAGGATCGACTCCAACGGCTTCACGGGACCAGGACGAGTGCGTGTGGCGGCGAAGGATGCTGCCGGCGGCGGGCATTCCACAGGCTTCTCGGTCGACCTCTACGATCCCCTGCAGTTCCCCGCAGCGGTCTACATCACCGTGAGAGTCAGTGCTTCCGACAACAAGCTCAGGGTCTGGGCCAACGGACAACAGGCTTTGACTGCTTCGCTGGCTTGCCCTGGAGGCCTCTGGCTCTCCTCGATCTACACCATTTCCCAGTGGTTCGGCGGCCTTTCTACTGGCCCGAACTTGCCAGAACCGTCTTTCTTGAAAGACCTCTTCGGCAAGTTCGGTTGCGCTAATCTGCTGGTCTCCTACGATAGGCCTCTAGACATTGACGACGTAAACAAAGTCCATCTAATCGTGTCTGATATGTTCAGAACGACGAAAGCAACTTCGAGTCTCTACGCATGATTCCCCTCATCAAGGAATACAAGAAGTCGACACCGCTAATTTCGATCAAGTGCGGAACGGCCATCAATATCTACATCACCACATCAAAGACTCCCATCACCAGCGATGGCGTGACCTGGCTGTCTGATCCGACGCTCGACGTGGAGCTACCGAAGCAATCCGGCTTCCTCGAACAAGAACCCTGCATCGTCACCTTGTCCAGAAACAGCCTGATCCCTGCGGTCCGCGCTCTGGCAGAACTCCTCTCGCAACCAAGAGCCGCTCCTCCGATGTCCGTTGGCATCGCCAACCTCTTGGAGTCTGCGCCGGAAGACACGCAGAGAGTGAACCTCTACGAAGGGATAGGCTTCAAACTGTCGAGAAATCCAGAAGGCCAAAAAGGCAAGCTGAAGATCTACTTCCTGCCAGAGTTCCTTCTCTATATGGCAGAATCTACCCTAGGAAGAAGGGTAGACGCCTCGTGCGACCATGTTTATGGCGGTTTGGGTTGCTATGTCGACATCACCCAGTATTTCGATCCAGCAAGCTACTACCCAAACCAGCTCAAGAAGATCAAGAGAGCAAAGGTCACCTGTTCCGTCTTCTCTGTCCACACAGCCCGTCAGCTGACCTTGACCTTGGACCCCTCCTTCCACACCGGCTATGTCGGACCTTTCGGACAGTTCCAGAAGACCTTGACGCTGCAACCGAAAGGATGGTGGGTGCGTGGCTTCCTCGAGAAAGACGGTCTTCGAATCAGCATCGTCGACTGGCGCTACAACGACACAGCTAACATAGGAACGGACATCTTCATCCTCTCACAGGTTCCTCCGCTGGATTGGAATGGAGCACAGCTGACCCTGATCCCTGGCTGCCAACGAACCAAAGAAGCTTGTGCAGACAGGAACAACTCAGAGCAGTTCGGAGCCTTGGGGTATGGAATCCCTGCCTACAATCCGACTACCGAAACAGACGACAGGTAATGGATCCATTCACTTTGATCTTCGTAGTCAGCCTGCTCATAGCAGCCGCTACTCTTCTCTCTCAGAAGAAGCCTGGATCTCCAGACCTGACGGACAAGCTACAATCTACAGCCACTAGAGGATCCTACATCCCTCTGGTGATCGGAAGAGCTCGAGTGAGCCCGATCTTCGCCTGGGTAGACGATGTGACCTCTGGAGCGTTCTATGCTGAAGACTCGCTGCACGTTCTATGCATTGGTCCTGGCAGCTCGCTGCGGACCATCTTCCAAGACGGAAAAACACTATGGGAAGGGCCGATCAACCCAAAGTCACACCCTTCTGGAACACAGATCACGCTACCTGACTCTGAAGGCACCTTCGAAGTCCATTGGGGCTTCCCCGACGATCCTGTCCTGTCGGTTCTAGCTGCCTCAACTCGCCACGGTCTCTCGGTCCGCTACGCCTTCTGTCTGAAGATCCTCTGGATCGCCAAGAAGCTCGGCGGATCCAGAGTCTGGCCGCGCCTGGAATATGAGGTCGAGTGCCCCTGCTACAGCCACATCACCTCGACCTCTTCCGAGCTGCCTCTCGAAGCCGATGACGATCATCCGACCTGGGAAGAATCGCATACCTACACCCCTCCTTATGCAACCCCGGACGACAAGGTAGGGTTGGATGTCTGGCAATGCATCACTCTCTCGGGCACGGGAGAAATAGCTGTCCGAGTTCTGGAAAGAAGTCTGACAGGTCTCACGACGACCCCGATCACGAAAGGCTCTCTGAATGCCTTTGGAGCCAGCGGCGGGATCTGCAAGATCTATGGATGGGCAGATACTTCACCCACCCCTCTCTATCCGTTCAATCCCAGCATCGGAACTCCGATCACCACTTCTCAAGCCAACATCCCGTTAGGTTCTTGGAAGTTCTTCTGGATCAAGAGAGCCTACATCCACACCGAAGTTCTCTACAACGCCCCTGGAGGTGGTGGAGGAATTGCATATCTGGACGAACTGATTATCGTGCTCGGTCCAGAGGTCACAGGAAACGTAATCAACAACAAGAACCTCGGAATACCGACAAACATTGGAGGCTTTTTCTCCTCGGCCATCGAACCTCTAGATTGTCTCGGAACCGACGGAGTCAATCCGATCCATGTGATCGACCAGCTCCTCTTCGCCAAGAAGCCCTTCGGCGCCGGCAAGGACCGTTCGAAGTTCGACCCACGCTCGATCGAACAGGCCTCCGTGGTGCTGGAAGGAGAGCGGATTCGAGGCGGTTGCGTCGTTCAGGACGGGGAAGGCCTCGAGAGCGTCCTCGCCGCCCTCCTGCAGGACATCAGCGTCTACATCTCCTGGGACCCCTCTGTCGGCCTGCATGTCTTCGTGCCAGTGCGCTACGACGATCCAGGCAACGTCACAGACCTCCCTCCCGAGATGATCCTGAGCAGCCCAGAGATGATCGCCGTGCTGGGCGCCAGGCCGGTCGACACCCTGGCCTTCACGTTCAAGGATCGCAGGCGCAACTACCGCGAAGAGCCATTGGTCCTGATGGACGATGGGCAGGTTTCCTTCAACGACGCCCAGCGAGCGAAACGGATTCCAATCGAGATCACTACCGATGCTGGATCGGCTGCCCGCCTGATCCCGAGGCGCCAACAAGAGGCTCTAGCAAACCTGGCTGCCCTGACCTTCGAAACAAACCACGCAACCCAGCTGGCTGTGGCAGGAAAGCGCTTCTCGGCCACCGCAACAGAAGGCGTCGGGCTGGTATTCAGGATCACAGCCGTAACTCGTAGCCTGGATTCCAGTAAGGTGATTCTGGATGTCCTTCTAGACAACTTCGACGCCGTGCCCTCTTCAGGCGAAGAAGATTCCGTCTACTACGAACCACCAAGCTCTTCCCCTCTGCCTCCTCCCTAGGTAGAATCCACGTCCCGCCTTGCGAGAGGCAACGCTCCATGGAGCCGTGACGATCCGAACACCGTCACGGCTCCATGTTTTTCAGGATCAAGATCCCGTTCTCTACCTGCCTGGCTATCCCCTTGGCTCCGTGGCCCCGCTTGTTGCGCTTGCGCGGCCGTTCCAGCAAGAAGGTGACGGTCGTGGTCTTCTCGCCGCACTTGCTGCACTTGTGCCCTCGAGCCACTGCACGAGGCCCGGCCGGATAGGAGTGCGTGACCAGCAGCACGCCATCACAGTCTTTGGCTAGGCATTTCACGTCGTCACTCTACCAGAAGCAAAGGGGTAGAAGGCCATGGCAATTGCGTCTGCGCGGTCTGGCGAAGTGTATTCCTCCTCGCCGATGCGCTTGAGATACTCGTCCTTGGATTCCAGACGGAACTTATTCTCTGTGAATCTATATTGCCTGCTGACCAACTGACTGAAGGCAATAGGATCATTATGGAGGTGAAGAATGCGCCGCTTCGTTAGTCTCCTCAAAACGAAGTAGGCTTCCGTGATAGAGTCGTGGAACGATCGAGTATCTACTGGGACGCCCTGCGCATGGAACTCGAACACGTTCTTGTGGTTCTCATAGAACGTGTGCATGACTCCCTGCCCCATGCCTCCCGCGTCGCAGCAGTAGAGCGTGTCGCTGTCCCTCCATCCGAGAGACCTCTGCCACTCGAAAGCGTTCTGCACCACGTTCTCTGGCTCTTCCTTGGCGAAGTGCCTAATGCCGATGATGGCCGCGTTGTAGCGCACCACGACAACCGACTCGTCGCTGCCGAAACGCGCCAGGTCGATGCCGATCTGCCTCGTGCCCTTGGGCGATTCGTCCTCGAGAATGTGCTTGTAGGCCTCCGCGAACGGCACCCGATCGCTGCACCACAGCAAGTCTTCGTAGCGGATGACGGAGTTCGGGTTCTGTCTCGGGAACTCACCCAAGACACGGACGCGGAACACGTCGCTCTCGCGACCGTATTCCTTCTCCATGTCTTGGATGTGCTTCTTGCTGACGTTGGGCGAATCCTCGGCGTTCCAGGTCAGGGTGTGGTAGAGACCGGCATCCTTGGTGAACGCATCGAAGAACTCGGTATCGCGATCATTAGGGTTGCCGATCGCCAAGATCAGGTTCTCGGCGCCGGTCGTCGTGCCCTTGACCGTGTGCCAGATCGGACGCAGGATGCCCGAAGCCTCGTCCAATAGCACCGTGAGACCACGGCTATGGTAGCCCTGCAGGTTCTCTGGTCTGGTCGAAGTAGCAGTGAAGATACCCCATTTCTTCTGGCCACAGATGGTCACCTTCGTGGAGTCCACCTTCATCAAACGCTGAAACTCAGGATCGGCTCTAGTAACCGTTCTCGACATCTCGGTCATCCACACATCTCTGACCTGACGCATGGTCGGAGCTGTCACGAGCGTCTGCTCGTTCACGTCTTGAATGGTGCGGAACGTAGCTCCTACAGTAGAAGCTGCTGTTTTTCCTGGTCCTTGACCTGACTTACAAAAGATTCCCTTCTTTCTCTGCTCAATCGGAGCAAAGGTGACTTCTTGTATCAGCTTGAACAGCTCTGCTTGCTGATTCGTTGGCTTGAAGTTCAGGATACGACATAGTTTGAATATGTCTTTTTGGGCCGCTTTCATGGCCATCCCGAACCTAGAAACGCCCACGATTCCTCCTGGTCCTCTCCACAGCGCCGATCACCCTAGCCAAGGCCGTATCCACACCAATCACCAAAGCCACGTCAGAGGTCTCGAGTTGCGCTCGGCAGAGACTAAGGTCTTCAATCACCCGGTCTAGAACGTGACCAACGATCTGTTCTGCGTCGCCGGCTGAGAGCCCCCATCGGGTGACCACATCGGTCACCAGGGCCCTGCCGAGAACAGCTGGCCTCACGCCGGGGGTTGCTGCTTTTCTCCTTGCAGCTCGATAACCCTTCGTTGTCTCTCGCTCTGCGGGGCCACAGGCCCTCTCTCTGCCCGGATCTTGCCCACAGCGCCATAGTAGGCGCCGGCCAACGCAGTAGCTCCGATGCCGGCCTGGGTCAGCAGCGTGACCCAAGAGCCGCCTGTGAGCTGATCGTATTCCTCCTTCGTGATCTTGCCGTCTTGATAGAGACGCTGTGCGGTGGCCGCTGATGTGGGGGTGAGCAGACCACACGAGGAGAACAGAAGGAGGAACAAGAGGGGGACCAGAGTCTTCATGGCTTCGACTTTTTTCGAGGTAGCAGACGACCAATCAAAGTAGGAATCGATTTCGAAAACAAGAGGGCGAGAGCTGTGCCGACGAAAATGCAGCCGATGAGCCACTTGGTTCCTGCGCCCATCTCATCAACAGCTTTCGCTGCATCAACTCCGCGATCTAGCATGTCCTTCGCTTCCCCGGCCATTGGGATGTTGACCACGGTGGACGGGACATCGTGCGGCGGATGCCATGGTTGCTCTCCTTGCACAAGCTCGATCTTCTGCGGACGCAGCTTCCACACGCCCCAAGCCGAGAGACCAAAGCCCTCTCCCTTCGTCGTCTCGAAGTAGGGCGCGGTGCCGTCCCCGCCGAGGAAGTCGTATTGGCTCGTGTTCGCCCCCACGCCAACCTCGTCGGGAAGCGTGCAGGCGGTGAGCAGCAGGAGCACCGCGCGCCTCAAGGTGCCACCGAGATAGCGAACGTCTCGCTCCAGCCGCCGGCGTCCTCGATGTCGCCACCTTCTGCGTCGGCGGGCACGGTCTCCTCCCAGCAGTTGTCCGAAGCACTCGTCACGGTGTGCGAGAACTTCTGACCGCCAGGGTCCCAGGTGCCGTTCAGCGTCGTCGGCAGTTGCACACCGTCGAGGCTGAAGCAGAACTTCACCTTGTCGCCAGGGACGCACGGATCGGGGTCTTGTGTGATGTGCTGGGTCATCGGAGAGCCTCTCGCGCGATTTTCTCGCGCGCGTTGCGCTCCATGATAGCACCTCTAGCACTGGCCCGCTCGTTATAGGCTCGCATGGCGCCGATGGCTTCTAGCATCTGACGCTGCAGATGCACGACACACGCCTCTGGATTGGCATCGATTCGAAGGTTCTCGATGTTCTGCTCGAAAGTCTGCTCACGCGCCATGGTGCCGTTCCAGTTGTGGATGACGTAAACAGACACACAGCAAGTCAAGACAGAGCAACCAAACCAGACAGCCACGCCTCGCAACCATCGCATGGCTGTAGCTCTCCATGGGCTATTCTTCTCGATGCTTTCTGTCCCCTGCCATCTCCGCTCGAAGGAGTTTGAACTCATTGTGCAAGCTCTCCTTCAATGACCGCATTTCGGTCGCGAGATCGCTGGTGGCCTTGGTGTTCTCTCGAATGGAGATCACGATGTCGCGCCCCACCCACACGAGGAACGCACCGATGCCGACCAGGACGATCGTGAGCAGCCCCAGCACGCCGTAGCGCTCCACGAGAGTCAGATCCGGCCCCTGTGAGAGGAAATTGCATGTCCCTACTATGCTCGCAAGGTCCATTCCTTACCTCCTGGTGCAGAAGCCAAACACTACGATGCCCAGGGCCAGCAAGGCCCAGCAAACCGCCCTCCAAGGGAACTGATCCTGACGATTGGACACAAGGCTAGCCGTTGAAGTAGCGGATCGCCTTGATCCCGCTGGTGGTCTTGATGCGGATCGGAGAAGCCTGGGCATCTGAAAGGGCGACGAGGTAGAGGTAGTAGACCCTTCCATTCCACCACATCGAGAGCAGGTTCCCTGCGTTCCCGTCCGAGCTGACGGTGCAGAGAGCTCGAACCGTCCCCCCGATGCGGATGTGGAGGTGCTCTTCTTGCGAGTTGATGACCGGGTCGCTGCCTACCGTCGGGTCGTAGAGACGAACATCCTTCGAGTCCTGGTTCGCGTTGATGCCAGCAGGAACTCGTCGAAGGTAGCCCATCTCACCCAGGGACCGGGAGCAGCGTGTTGACCGACGTGCCGGCGATGTCGGGCGAACCCGCCTTGTATTCGACGACGAAGAACGGTCCGCCCTTGTTGAGCAGGATCGACCACGACCCATTCGAGACGCTCGAGAGGGTCTCGCCGACGAACGAGTTGTCCTCGGTGCGGAAGATCAGCACGCGCACGCTGCCCAGGGCAGCTCCTGTGGCGTCCCTGCTGACGCCGCTCAGGATGGTGTTCCCGTTGCCCAGCACTCTCTCGAAGGTCTGGTTGTCGGTCTTCTTGGTGCCTGCAGGGTTGACGATCGCCGTGCTCGTGGGCGTTCGGTAGCCCCTCCCGACTTCGCAGTAGTTGGACACGTAGGGCGGCGCCATGCCGACGCCGGCGTCGATGAGAGCGCGCGGGCCCGCGAAGGGCACCCCCGGCCGCGCCAGGTTGGGAGCGATCTGTTGCACCGGAGCTGCCTTGCACTTGCCGAGCAGCTGATACCGGTGGAACGACAACCACCCTGTCGCGGGCGGGAACTGACAGCCTAGGTCTACCCCGGCCATGCTAGTTCACGATGTCCACTTGGTAGTTGTGGACCGTGAACGACCCGGTCGCGACGGTTTGCGTGAAGAACACGTCGAGCGCGCTGGCCGCCGTGTTGTCCATGCCGGCGCCGACCGCGGGCGTGCCCACGGGGACGTTCAGGAAGCCGTTGCCGCCCACCGTAGGCAGCGGCGAAGCGATGACCGCTTCCGACGCGAACCACGCCGTGGGGAAGAACGTCGTGGCCGTGGTGATGCCGACAGCGCGGCAGACCAGCAAGCAGTCGAAGATCCACGGCACGGTCGTCTTGGCGACGATGTTCAGGTTGAGGGCCAGCGTGTCGAACACGATGGTCGTGCCTGACGAACCCATGCAGATGTCGAAGCGTGCCGTGCCTGGCGTGGTGACCGCGCACGAGATGCGCCCCGACATCTTGATGTGCAGACCTCGCCCAACGTAGAAGAAGCTGTTGGGCAGGATGATGCGGTTCGCTGTCGGGATGCAAGAAGCTCGCGCCGCCCCGGTGAGGGTTGGCCCGTCGGTCGAGCTGAGAACGATGGTTTCGCGTGCCATAGATTAGAGGTCGGTGCGGAGCCAGATCTGACCATCCACTGGCGAAGAAGGATCGCTAGTGAGGTTTTGGATCACGAACTGAAGAGCTTGATGTTGGTTGAACTCGAGATCGATGCTGAGACCTGAGCCATCGAAAAGAGCCTTCAACTGCGTGAGGGTTACTCTGCGCGTCTTGGGAAGGCCGGCAACGAGCTGTGAGATCAGCGCGAGGTCCGAGCCGCTGAGGGCTTGCCCGGCCGCAGGAACCGCTGAGAATGCCGTGTCTGCCATGGCTCAGGTCTCGATCAGGATGTTGTCCGGGCCGGGGATGTCGAACTCGGCGAGGATGTATTCGCCGTCGTCGGTGAGCAGCTTGTCGACGCCAGGAGGCAAGGGGACGGCGTCGGTGCTGTCGTAGGCGAAGGCCACAGCGCCGATCGAGAGACCGAGGCTCAGACCGAAGGCTGCAGCGGGGAGGCTCACACGTCCTCGATGACGGCGACGATCTCGTTGGCGACGGAAGCTCCGTAGTATTCCGTCTGGCCTGGCGAGAGAGGTCGTCCGTTGGCCTTGGCGTTTGCGAGGGTCTGGCCGGTGGTGACCGTCGCGTTGATCGTCACCCAGACACGCTTGGTGGACGCTGGGTCGACCGAGATGCGCCACACGTCGCCGGGGCTGGCCGTCAGCGTCGTGACCTGCGTGGTGCTGGGGTTGGTCTTCTCCTCACCCGTCGCCGAGATCGCCGACTGCGGGATCGGCATCAGGTAACCGCCCGCTATCGCCGAGCCGGCGTTGACCTTCGTGATGTGTGTTTTGCTGGACATGGTTGGGGGCTTTCGCTAGCAGGAGGACCATCTCCCGGTGTCCCTTGTCGGGGTCCTGGAAGTTCAGCCCCTGGAGCGTAGAGATTTGCCGCAAAGCCGCAAGCTCGACACGAGGATCGAGTGCTCTTTTCGCTCGATGGGCGACTTTTTCGAGGCGTGCGACCGCCAGAGAGCGTTCCTCGTCGGAGGTGACCTCCGAGAGCTCGCGCAGGTAGGCGTAGGGCAGCGACAGGAAGTCCCGGCGCTCGAGTTGGTGGAGAGGGCCCAGGATCGCCTGCATGCGCCGAAGGGCTTGGTGGCGGCCTCCGTTGACCAAAGCGCGACCGACGATCGGGAGCCAGCTGGCTTCGAAGTCCAGCAGAGCTGCTTGGGAAGGGAAGAACTCTTCGAAGTGCGGTGGCTCGAACCAGTGCAGGACCGGATCTTCTGGGCTGATGCCGATCTGCAATGCCGTGTAGCCGTGGAGAAGGCTCTGGTCGTCGGAGTCTTTGAGGGGGTGGTCGTGAGGGAGAGGCAGCCGAGATTCGAGCAGAGGGGGCTGGTTCTCGAAGCGACTGGAGTCGGCTTCGTTGAGGCTCTGTCCGCTGACGATCAGCTGCCGCTGCGCGAGGATCGCTCGCGTCGTTCTGTAGCAGAGGGCCAGGAACCGCCTGCCGAGATAGTCCGGGTCTTCCGGATCTAGGCGGAAAAGGCTACGTGGAGTGCGAGCCCACCTGCTCGCAGGGTCTGGTCCAACAGCCGAAGCACTGAGATCCACTTTTCTTCTGGGGACGTTGACTGGTCGAGGATCAGGATCCTGATGTCCTCGATCGACTTGTTGAAGGTCGAACGAGGGATCGGTCCGATGGTCCCGTAAAGGCTCTCCCCTGTCAAGACCGTGATGGGGATCGGCCGAATGAGGCTCATTCGAAGTAGGCCACGGCTTGTCTGACCGCTTCCGAAGAGGTGTCGAACTCTGCGGCTACCAAAAGCATGTCTTTGGTGAGCAACCAGCATTGGTAGATCTGTGCCATGCGTCGAAGAGCGCCTCCGGCCGGTCTGCCTCTGCCGTTTACGACCAGATCCAGGTTCTCGAGAGCGCAGTTGGAGTTGTTGCCGTCTTTTGCTCTCAGAGTGGTGCATCCGTTCTCGTTCCAGCTCGGCATCCACGCATCTGCTACCAAAGTTCTAGTCATCACTGACGAGTTGCGGTATTTCACCGAAGGATGTGAGCTGACGAGGGTCTGTTTGATCTTGTGGACCCTCAAAACAGTGCCATTTTCGTCAGCAAAGAGGTCTGGAATGGGTCCGCAACGACGAAAACGAGTCGTTTTTCCGTCGGCGTCCACGAGCAAAAGGTCTGTTTCGAGCATGTTTTGGGACCTGAATCTGAGCGTTTTTACTACCTAGAGCCTGCTTTTCAAGCCTTTTTCGACTGTTTTTGCTGCCTCGAGTGAGGTGAAAATGGCCTGTTTTATTGCTGCTGGGCTACTTTTTGGCCCGAAATGCTGCTGCCGAAGCCTCTGTCGCTGGAAAGAAACGCCTGAATATTACTACCGAGGCCTGTTTGGCGAATATTATTGCTAGAGAGAAACGCAGGGAAAAGTTGTGAGGAGGCACAGCTAGTAGAGCGCGCAGGCCGCTACGTAGCGGCCTGTGCGAGCACCTTCGTCGCGATGAAAGCACCGCGGCGGTCGAGTCCCTTGGAGAGAAGGGCGAGGATGCGCGGCCTTGCTTCCGAAAGGGCGCGTCGTTCGTTGTCCGTCAACGTCAGTTCGCCGCTGCCGCCGAGGAGCTTGCCCATGGCCACGGCAGAACGCTCGCCGGTCGTTCCGCCGATGCATTCCCGGAGGTAGCGAATGACGTTGTCTGGTGAGTAGGCGTCAGAGCTGCCGAACGTCGCCAGCGAATCGACGATGCCAGCGGTCCGCTTGCGCGCTGCCCTTGCTTCGCGATCGGCGAGATTGCGCGCGGTGCGCCGCAGGAAGGCGAACGGCCAGACGCACGGTCCCCCCTTCTTTCGTGCGGCGCCCTTGCGCACGCGGCCGGTGCGAAGTTCTTCCACCGCGGCCGGCGGGAGATTGCATCCCGTCTCTCGTTCCCACAGAAGGGCGAGCGCATCCTGGTATTCCTCATGCCCGGGCGCCGCATGCGTGGTGCCGGACGTGCGCCGCTGGCCGTTCGTCCACTTTCTCTCGGCACGGTGGCCCAGCACGAAGAAACGCGCGACGGTGTCGAAGGAAACCGACAGTCCGCTTGCGGGATCGAAGACGGCGAGCATCGCCGCGCGCAGTTCGTTCTGCCCCTCTGGCGAGGTAAGGTAGGAACGTTCCTCGGGCGAGCGCTTGCCCCGCTTCGCATGCTGCTGAAGAATCGGGGGGAGAAGGGCGAGCGCTGCCGCGAGCGTTCCGCTGACGGCCGTTCCCCGCTTGTCGATCGGTGCCCCCTCTCCCATGCCATCGCGGTCGCCCTTGGTTCGCTTCGGCGCCGGGATCGTCAAGGAAGGGCGGAAGGCGCTGTTGCCGTCGATGCCGTTGCCGTGCACGTTCGGGGCCGGGCGATCCAGGGGAACATCCTGCGGGCCGCTAGGAGCCCTTCCAGCATCGATCGGGGGAAGGGGAAGGGCGAGATTGGCGCGGAACGTCGCCATACGGGAAAGACGTAGGGCGAGGATGGGAAGGTCGGTCATTCGGTCGGTCGCTTGGGTAAGGCGCGGGCGGGATGCTCGCGCGCACGACGGTAACGTTCCGGAACGTTCGGTCCCCACCGCATTATTAGAGGTTATACAATTCCGTTACCTTGCCAGGCTAGCAAGATTCAAGCCAGGAATTGTTCCTTGCCGATTCCTGGCCGACGGGCGAACGTTGACCGGCGTTCGGGCCCTACTAGGTGGAGGTAGCGCGCTGCGGCGCGCGGCAGACGAGTGTGCGGTGCGGCGCACGGTTGGTTACGGCCAACCGTGCGCTGCGGCGCCTTTTCGGGAAAAAATCCCGAAAACAGGCTCGTTTACCTTCAGGCGCAAGACACAATTAGCTCCCTGGACTGGGTTTGGGACTGAAATCGCGACTCATTACGGTTCTCAGTCTATCCCGCGAGGTCGAGTTAATATTGTATTGCTAGGACTTAGCCCCTTACCAGGACTGGACTTAGGTCTGCTGAGAGGGGGGGTCTGTCCGTTAGAAGTTCTACCTCTGTTTTACCGGGAGGTGGGACCGACCCCGAGTAAGGGTCAACTCTAAAAATAGGGGGTTGACTAACCGGCAGGATCTAGGTCCGGTTTTAACGTAGTCCCTCTGGGTCACAAGTAGCAATAAAACTGAGTTGAAACTTTTTACTGCAACTTGCTCTCATCCTCTCCCCAACTACACGGCCGCCAAACGACTTACCGCAGGTAAAATGGACGGCTGTCAGTAGTAAAGAGACCACCTCAAGATTTGATGAAGACCGTGCGTTTCGGCATTTATTCGGATAATGCCAGACTTCGACCCTTCGTCTAAAACAATTCTCGTTCGTCTACTCCTACCGTGCCAGTGGCACAGGACTTGCTACAGAAATGCCCTCCGCCGCAATCTGTGACCACGACTTCGTGGTCGTTTTCACGCCGGCCGGCGCCGTCGTGCATCAGGAGGGGGACTCGGTCCCGCTCACCTCGGCTGGCGTTGTCCGGCTGCAGGCCCTCGGCTACGGTCTCTGATCGGTCTCGGAGCAGGCCCCCGACGACTCTCCCGCCCGCTTCCATCGCGGGCCTGGCGAAAGCCCTGGGAGCTGTCATCGCCGGCCTGCTCGGAGGTCGCCATGACCAAGAACCCAGAACTCGAGGCCAAACTGGCCGCCTTGCTCGAGGAACTCGACAAGATCCCAGCCTCACCAGACGATGCTGATCTCTGGGAGGAAGAAGGAAAACGACAGGACACGGCAGCTGGACTTTGCCACACCATCCTTCGGCACGTCAATCGTGACGGTCTTGGTGGATGTCGTCTCTGCCGCAGTTAGAAACGGCTCTGGAAAGAGCGCACGAATACCCAACCTCTCGGCAGGCGCATCGCCCGGCAGAGGACCTTCGTGTGCTCTTTCGAGTGCCGTCAATTTCGACGCACCCGGAAACCAAGGAAACTTCCATGGCCCATCTGACACTGACCCCGGCCTACGGTCGGGACTACAAGTCAGCCAAGGCGGTCGAAGTGGACTTGCTCAAGGACAAGGACTTCACGGTGCAGCCGCAAGGTTGCTACGTGAACCTCGCCCAGCTCGAGCCTGGCCAGACCCTCAACGTGCGTTACCAACGCATGACGAAGGTCGCCGTGTTCAGCACCACCAAGCTCAAGAGCAAGCCACCCCCAGCGCCGAACGAGGGGGACTTCGACGTATGGCTGAAGAACGTTGGCCGCCAGGTCACCGCTATCTCCGGCCTCACCATCAGCGACTTCGCCGACGCCCCCACCAGGGACTGGTTCAACGACGGCTGCACGGCCACCAAGGCCGCCCGGTCGATCGTGAGGAACGACTGGTGAACGAATGAAGCACGACGTTCTCTGCGGCTGCGGCTGGGGACAGCTAGCGGTGCCTGAAGATCAGGTGCCCAACAACTGCCCGGTCTGCGGTTTCGACTTCTGGGCCTACGCCGAGCAAGGGGGGAGCTGAGCATGACGAGCACCGCACCAATTCTCTCGCTCTGCAACGTCTGCGGGCACCGCTGGATCGTGTTCCCGATGTGGCAGTGCGACTGTTGCGCCTTGGATGACGACGGCGACCTTAGCGATGCCGATCGGGACAAGGATCGCTAACCCACCGCTCCCGACGGGGACGAGCTGCCATGAGCGGCCTCAACACAGCAAGCCGGTCCCAAGCCCGGCAACGGACTCACCTCGAGTTCGGATGTGGAGGGAGGCAAACCCATGATCTACTTGAAGCGCCTGCCCAACGGCAGGTTTGCCAAGGCTCGCCGCCCCTACAAGGGCGAGCTGATCCTCGGCCTGCTGCTGATCCTGGCCCTGGTGCTCTGATGCACGAGGACCACGATCAAGACCACGACCACGACCGCTGGACAAACGAGGGCGGCCGGTGACCGTCTCCTACAAGCCTGAAGTCCAGGCCGACGACACAGGGACCTGGACTGGCAACGCTCTGCGCTTCGCCACCAAGGAAGAAGCAGAGACCTACGTCAGCGATCTCCAGGCCCGTTGGATGCTCGTGCGCGCGACCCGTGTCGTGCAATCGGAGGACCCGGTAAACTACCGCTGGACCGACCACGGCATCGAAGCGATCAAGCCATGACCGACGAACCAACCGAGACCTACGCCCGCGTCGTCGAGCAGGGACTGGCCTTGCAACAGCAGGCAGCCAAGATCCTCGAGATCTGTGGCATCCACTACGACAACCTGATCGCCGGCCACCACCGGCTCAGGACCGTCGCTGACCTTCTGGGCGAAGCGCGGGAAAGCCTGCGCAAAGCCCGTGCTTGGCTCCCAACCAACTGAGGACCCATGGACTGCCCCCGCTGCGGCCTGCCCATCAGCACGCAACACGCCTGCTGGGAGTGCAGGCCGGTCTTCGTTCGCCCGCCGCGACTCAACTTCGCTCGCAAGCGCGAGGCTTGGAAGACCGAACTGGTCTTGACGTGCCTCGCCATGGCCTGTCTGATCGCACTCGCAATCTGGGGCTGATCCAGAAAAACCCGGAGGATGCCATGTAGCAGTCCTACTCAAAAGCGAAAGACTCAAATACTCGCTTTTGGCGGCCTAGCGAGCCGTCAGCCGTGAACCAGGACCTTCGAAAGATGCAGGAAAAGAAAGCGCCGGCTCGGCGCTAGAACACAAATGCGAGCACTCGCCGGGTAGCTGAGGCGCCCGGCACGTTTATCCCAGCCAGTGGAACCGCCGCAGATCCGAGTAGCCCTCGGAAACAGGACGGGAAAGCTGAAGGTCTCAAGCCCTTGTAAATTGGAGAGAGGACGTGCCTGCGGTAATCGATCTAACGTGGATCGGTAGCTCATTTCCAACCTAAGAAACTGGTTGCGACACAAGAGCGGTGTCAGCAGGTGTCCTAATGCGGCCCTCGAGGACTCGTGAGATACTCGGGGACGGTGACAAGCCCGTAAAACGTCCGGCCCGCGGGGTGACGAAAACGCAGAGTCAGGACAAGCCCTCGGTGAACGGCAAAGTTTCCGTAAGCCGGATCGGGATCTTCGCAAGCAACTGGACCATGCCTACCGGCTACAGAAAGGTTGCCCAAGTCGACCGGTCTCGAATGTCTCCCGAAAGCAGTCCCTAAGAAGGCGCATGTATTGGAGCGTCGATGGGATCTCCCAATGCAGCCAACGACGGTGGTAAGCCCGTGCGTAATGCAGAACCGGAGAAAAGACATGCTACAGATTCTG